GTGAGCGAAGTTACCGGACCAGTCTCCACCCTCCCCGGCACCCGGCATGAACTGCCGGAGGGCACCGTTTGCGATGAACACCCGGACAGGCCGGCGGTCGCCCGCGTCCAAGGTGAAACGGATTCGTTCGGCTCCGAACTTTTCGACGTGTGTCAGGAATGCTTGGACGCCGACCGGGAGTGGGCGCGCTCTGCGGAGGCCCGGTCTGGCCGGTGCGATTGGTGCAAAAAAGACGCGGCCGATCTCTGCGACCGCCGCGACTACGAAGAAGGCATGGCCGGTCCCGTTTATCGCGTCTGCGGCGGGTGCGCTACGGCATCAGATCGACGCATCCAGCAAGAACTCGATGAATACGACAACGGCCACGACGATTGGGACGATTGACCATGACCGACACCATCGTCACCCGCCGCGCGCTTCGCCTCCATCCGCACGACTGGATGGGCAGCGCGGCGTTGTTGCTGTGGTGGTGGGCCTCATGAGCACCTACAGCACCCGCCATCCGAAGGGCCATCGCTCGGAGATCACGCGATGATCGACTTTTCCAAACTCACCATGATGGTCGGGCCGCGCTTCCGACAGACCAAAGCGCAGCGCGATGACCGCGAAAAGCTCGCGCGGTCGCACATGCGCAGGGCCAAGGGTCACAAGAACCATTCGACGAACAAGGAGCGCTCACAACACGAGCGCGCCCGAGCGAAGGCGGTCAAGAAGCTCATCGCCCAACGTGAAGCCGAGCTTTCCTCCTACCGGCAGGCCGTCAAAGCCTATTGGGCGGGTGATGCCGAGGAGCACCCACGATGAAGGCACTCACCAAATCGCAAGAGCGCGCAAAGCGCCAGGCGGAATGGGACGCCGAACAAGCGCGCGTCGAGGCGCTAGGAAATTTATTCAGCGCCCTTCCTGACTGCACAGCAAGACACGCGCTTATGGCTGCCATGATTGACCGGATTTGGGCGCTCTACAACGAATGTCGGCTCGAGGAAGGCGACGCGATCTTGGAATTCCTGCCGAACGACGAAGCCCGGAAACTTCTGGACGACTATTTCAGCGATGAACCGAGCTGATGCATCTTCCGAACGCAGCCGCCGCCTGATATCTTGTCCGGCATGTCCGATACGCCGCGAAAATTCCGCAGACCGTGGAAGTTCGAAGAAAAGAGCGAGTCGTTCGTCGTCAGCGACGCCGACGATCATCCGCTCGCCTACGTCTACTTTGAGGATGAGATCAAGCGGCGTGAGATCATGCGCCGGCTGACCAAAGATGAAGCCCGCCGTGTCGCCGCCAATATCGCGAAGCTACCCGAGCTGCTGGCCATCGCCAAGAACGCCAAGAGCGATTTCTTTCCCGAGGTGTGATGCCACTGTTCTGGATCGTCCACACGAAAGGACGCGTGCCGTCCATCTTCATTCAGGACGCCAGCGCCATGGTCTATGCACGGCTCGCAGCGGCAAAAGCTGGATTCGATGGCGCGTTCGCCGAAGCGCACGAACTGGATGCGAAGACGGCGAAGAAAATCCCGAAACAGATGATCGGCCGGGCGCTTTCGCAAAAAGAAGCGGCCGCGCTCCTGAAGCGCATGGCCTGAAACGCAAAAAAAAGCCCGCCCCAGCCGTGAGGCCAGGGCGGGCAGTCGGGCGGCTCAGACAGGGATCGAGCAGCCTAAAGCATGAACGGAACGTGCAGCAGGATCTCGGCGACGATGACCGCTGCGGTGAAGCGCCAGGCGAAGGTCATTTCCAGCCGAGCTTGGTCAGAATCGCGGGACCTAGCTGAGTGGCAAGCCACATAATGAGACCCGTCACGACGCTGATAGCGATGACAACTTTGTTGCGATCACTGACCAGCGACCGAAGTGTGCCTTCGATCTGCTCAAGCCGCGTTTTGTTTTCGCTATGCCGGCAGTCGGCAACGCGCCGGTTCTCCCTGATGCCGTAGTCGAGTGCGTCGAACTTGGCTTGCAGGCCGCCGATCGCTTGGCTTATTTCGTCGAGTTTGCCAGCCATCACGATTGCACCAAGAAGAGGATCAGGAGCGAGCTATCGGCGCGCATAGCTTGCTCCATACTCTGTTGTGCACGCGCACCTGCCTTACGGTAACAGGCGTATCGCGTCGGCCGCTGTACGTGATGACCCGCCACGGTGCGCATTGCGCTCTAGCGGTTGTCACGGTTGAACTTGTCGTCGCGCAGCTCGCGAGGAACAGGGGTAGGACGAGCGCGAGGGCGAGGCGCTGGAGCGGTGCTACCCGGCGCAGGGCACGACTGAGGTTGAGGCTGTTCCTCAACCATGGGCGCGTCGACCACGGGAGGGATTTCCTGCTCGGCTTGTTCTCGAGCAGTGCCTCCCCGGTCGATCGCGTTTTGCTCGGCGGCCTTCCACTGTGTTCGCGTGCTTGAAGCGCCATTTTCAAATCCCATCGTGTAGACGAAGTTGAAAGCGAGAGCGCCGATCGCGACGTTGAACGCGAGCGCTTTGACCTTGATGAAGATCGGCGGGATGAACCACCAGACCACTGCGGCGCCGACGGCGACGAGGATCGAGAGGCCGGCCCAACTCAGGAACCAGTCCCGCAGCCAGTGACCGATGAGGCTGAGCATCACGCTGCCTTTTTCATGACGGCGCGCCTGTACCAAATGAACGCGCCAGCACCGATGACGCCGACGAACACCCAGAAAGCTGGTTTCCCGGCCGCCCCAAGAACCGCCTGCAGAATGGCGTCCGGGGCCTGCGTGACCTGTTCCCAGACCTGAGAGAAGATGCCAGCGACGCCGAGCCCGGTGCCGACCTTCGCTCCTTCGCTGATGCCGGTTTTCGGCGCGTCGGCCGGCGCCTGGTGCGGCTTTGTATCGTCCGGCTCGGCGTCGGGACCCGGATCGTCTGGCTGGCGCGGCGGCAAGTCCGGCGCATCGTCCGCGGCCTCGGGGCGCCGCCTCGGGAGCGGTACAGGTGCGGGGTCCGCCGCTTTCGGCCCCTCGTCGGCATCGTCCGCGAACAGATTCTTGGCGATAGCCAAGTATCGCTTGCGTTCCGCGAGCCCGTTCACCCCGCCATTGATGCGCCGCGTGATGTGCTCGATGTCGTCTGCATCGGCCAGTGCGTTGAGCTTATGGTCCTTCCAATATTCGCAGGCGAGCCGGACGCTGACTTCGGGTTCGGCTGCTTTCTCGGGATGGCCGACAAGATCGATGCCGAGCCGGTCACCGTATGTCTTGTAGTTTGCCCGGCCGGTGCACTGGATGAGCCCGCGGCCCTTGAAACGAATGCCATCGCCAGGATGCGTGTTGCCGAGATCGTGGCGGCCCTCGTACTCTTTCCCGCTCGCGTATTCGGTGAGCGTCTTGAACCCGGCGCTCTCCTCCGCCGTTTGCGCGAGGAAATGCGGGAGTCGCCGCACTGTGTCGATGCCGTACGCGGGCAGATAGGTGTTGAGCGGCCCCACGATCCCTTTCAGTATGTTCGCGCCGCCGTGCGGCGCCAGCCGGCGTAGTGCGTCTATCGTGATGTTGGGCACAGGCTATATCCTCTGTATGGTCACGCGCGCGACGCCGGTCATGCCGATGGCGCGAGCCGTCCCCGCCGCAAGGTCGAGCGAGCGGCCTTTGACGAATGGTCCGCGATCGTTCACACGGCACACGACGCAGCGCCCGCGGTGGCAGACGCGCAGCCGTGTCCCCAGCGGCAAGGTCCGATGCGCAGCCGTCAGCCCATTCGGATGGAAGCGCTCGCCGCTCGCCGTGATCTTGCTCTTGGAGCACTGGCCCTTGGCTCGGCAGTCGTACCAGGACGCCAGCACGTCACGCGCCATGTCGGCTCGGGCCGGAACAGCATGAAGCGCGCCGGCAACCGCCAGCACGGCGAGAAGGTGCCGCATGCGTATCTCCAAAGCAAAAGGCCCGCGACGTGCGGGCCTTGGTGGAAACGTGGACTCGACAACCTGCGGGAGAGCGCCCTATCCTCGTCGTTTCAACGGGAGAAGCATCATGAACGCGTGTCTTGCGGTCGGACTTGCAATGTCAGTAACGGCCGGCGCGCCGCAGCAGTGTCTCAAGCCGCAGCCGCCGGTTCGTGTGGCGCAAAGCAGCATCGCGTGCGGTATCGCGCCGATTCCGCCGGTCGGTTGCAGAGTCGGCGCATGCGTCTGCGATCAGAACCGGCAGAATTGCCAGTGGACCTTCGTGTGCAACTGACTACTGCCCGAACCGCTTGTCCAGACTGCGCTCCTTGCGCTGATGTTCCCTGACGGCAGCGCCATAGCCCTTCGGGTGACCCTGCGAGATCGAAACGCCTGCGAACGGCGCGAGGATCTTGAGTTTCGACGTCGCCGGGTCTTTCTTGCTCTCGTCGTCGAGAAGATCAGCGCCAGAGCGCAGCGCATCCGCCGGGAGTTGCGCCTCGGCGAAGTGCAGCGCGATCCGTGCCGCGTTCTTGAACCATTCCGCGCCCTCGGGATTCGGCCGCCAGATCGGCGTCGGCCGGTCGAACCCGGAGCCGACATATTTGTCGTTGAGCATCGTCTGCAACGCGGGGCGCGCGAAGGTGCCGAGCTTACGCAGGATCATGTCGCCCGGCGCGGTCGGCCAGCCGGTGAATTCCTCGCCGATCTTGCCCATCGGGTTGCGGCCGTAGATCGCGCGGCCGTTCCGGTCGTGATAGAGGAGCACGCGCGCTTCCATGCCTTCGCGCTTGCGCGGTTCATTGGTGGCGGTGGAGGACAATTTCCACAGCGAATTGATCGGGTGCAGTGCCGTGTCGGCCGGATGGTCACCGGTGTGTTGAATGAGGTCGATGAAGCGCTTGTAGTAGTCGGCGAATAGCTCCGGCCAATCCTTTTCGCCGCGCAGTTTCTTGAAGGCGTCCTGCATGAGCGATGTCGTGATGACCCCGAGCGCAATGTCGAGGATCAGGATCGCCATAGACTTCCGTTTGGCGAAGGTCTTGATCTTGCCCAAGGCCTCAGGCCCTGCATCGCGCAGGATTTGCGCCTGCACGTCGCGCGGCAGGCCAACCAGCATATCCTTCATGGCGCCGAGATTGCCGAAGGTGAAGGTGCGAGAGAACAGAATGAGATTTGCGAGCTTGCGCGCGCCTGATGACATCGCCTCGATCGGTAGAGCTCCGGCGTAACGGTTGGCAAAGTGCGCGGCGGTACGCGAGGCCGTCTGTGCGTCATGCCCTTTGGCGATGAGATCGCGCCGCATGTTGACGTAGAGACCCATCTGAAGGTCGGCGACGCGATCCCACAGCAGCTTATTGTGCCAGAAGTCGCCCGCTTTATCGACGGCGCGCTTGACGGCATCGCCCGCGCCTCGGTCGAACAGGCCGGGGATGAAGCCGAGAACCTGCGATGTCCACGAGTTACCGGGCGCGAGGCTCGGCTCCTCCATGATCGAGGTGATGTCCTGATTGAAGAAGCGCTTGCCGATCGGCACCATGCCGGCGTCGATCGCCTCGCGCATCTGGGTCGGATCGTGCTTGGCGCGGTTGCCCTCGAAATAGATGAACGTGCTCGCCACCTTGAGCGGGTAAGACGGCATCGCGCGAGAGTATTCCACCATGTTGTGGATGACCGGTGAGTACATCACCATGCTCATGGCCTTGCCCTTGAGCGCCATGAAGCCGTTGTAGATTGCCCCGTTGTCTTTGCCCAAGACGGCGAGCAGCGGGCCCTTGAAGTCCGAACGGATATAGATCGGCACGCGCTCGAAGGCGGGCGTCCCGTCGTCGTATTTTGCGCCCTCCCATTTTCCCGTCTTCTCATTCTTTTGCATGATCGGCCGGTACGTCTTGAACGCCGGATGATCGAGCGTAAACCAGTGTTGGCCATCCTGCGGCTCGTGGCCTTCGCTTACGGTACGAGCACCGGCCAAATCCCCCATGCTCTTGATCTTGTTGACGAGAGCGCGCGCGGCGATGGCCTCCTGTAGCTTCGCGGTGCCGAGCGACAACGCACGAATGTCCTTCGCAATCTTGGCGTTCGGGCCGAACCGCGCCTTCATCGCCGCCTCGGTCTCGTCAGCCGTCATGTATTTGCGCTGCTTGGTCTGCCCCGTCGTGGTGCGGAAACCGCGGCCTATACCTTCAGGACTTGCGGCGGGTCCGGCACCGGACGGCGGCTTATCGAAGCCGCCCGCCTCGTTCATCAGCACCATCATGCGCGGCACGTAGGACGGAAGCCCCTCGCCTTCCACGATCCCCACGTCTTGGGCAGCCGCCCATGTCCGGTTCGCCTCGTCTTGAAGGCCCTCGACCACCTTGCGCTCGGGGTCGCTCAGACCCGACATACCCTCGCCGGCCTTCGCCTCGATCCCGGTTTGCAGCGCGACGCTCTCATGGTCGGCCGCGCCCCACATCTTGGCGCGTTCTTCCGGCGTGAAGTTTTTCTTGATGAGGTCATCGCGCCGCGACCACTGGTGACGCGCTTGGCGCACGGCGTTTGCAAAGTCCTTTGCTGCCGCCTGTGCCTCAACCGACCCGACGGCCATCGGTGCGACCTTGAGCAAGCCCTCGTCGACGATCTCCATTGCTTTATCGGCGGCCGTGCGCAACGCGCCTACCTTCTCCGCAACCGGGCCGTGGCGCAGCGCGAACATTTCCCCCTGCTTGGCCTGCTCGCCGAACAACGGCAGGTCGCCTACGGTCTTCTGTGTCTTGCCGGAGCGCAGCGGCTCGGCACCCTTGCGCTCGGCCAGCGCTCGGTCACTGATCTTTTCAGCGCCGGGAATGACAGTTTGCGGCTTGTTGTCGGCGCCCGCCTCGGTCTTGAACAGGTCGCCTTCGCCCTTGCGGACGGCGTAGGCTGGCTCTCCGGCCTTGTCTGCATTGCGCGGGCGCGCGCCGATCTCGCCCTCGTCGATCTTGCGGAAGATGCTCTCGGCGGTCTTGAAGCCGCGCCCGCGCAGCGCGTTGCCGAGCGCTTCAAAGAAATCCCTGATGCGGCGGAACAGCCGGGCAATTCGTCCGTCTTTGGTCGCAGGCTTGCCCGCCGCCCATTCCGCATAGGCGTGCGCGACACCTTCCTCGGTCTTCACGTCGTCGGAAAAGGCCGAATAGCGCTCGTCGATGTTGTGCTGCTCGCGCCACTTGTCGGCCGCGCGGGAGAGGATCGACCATTCGCCATCGGTGAACAGGCCGAGATCGCGCAGCGCATGCAGGGCTTCGTGGTGCAGTGTGCGGAACGTGTTCTTGCCATCGAGCGCGACGGTGATCGCACTCCTGAGATAGGCGCCGTCGGCGCTGCGCAGTTCGCCGTCGATGTAACGCCCGATGTGGTCTTCGAGCTTGAGCGCAACGTCTTTCAGTCCGATGCGGTCGAGTTCGGCGCGGAGCGCCTTGTAAGTCTCTGCCGCACTGTCGGCGAATGCCGGCGTGACTGCGCCGTCGCGCAGCTTGAACATTTCGACGCCGCGGTCTGTGTCCCGCGTCTCGATGGTGTCGAACAGCTTATCCAACGCTGGCCGAATTCCCAGCTTTGTCATTTCGGCGGCGGTCGGATACGCGCCACCTGCCGTGTCGATGTTGGCGAGGTAGTCGTTGATGGCACCTTTCTCGGACAGTCGGTCGACGATGTATCGCTCGAAGGCGCGCGCCGCCTTCTCGATTGTCGTGCCGAAATAGGGCTTCGAGCGCGCCTTGTCGAATTCCGCCGAGCGGTCGGCAAAGCTGCCCTTTTGCAGCGTCGCCTCGTACTCTTTCCACGCCTTGTAGACTTCATCGCGCACCGGGCCAGAGTCGCGGTGGCGCTCGCTCATGTAGCCGCCAGCCTTGTCCTGCCGTGCGAAATAGTTGTCCAGCGCGTGCAGCCATTCGTGAGCGAGGGAGCCGGGACCGCTGCCTTTGGTGAGGTTGATTACGACGCGGCCGGGCTCGTAGTGCGCCGCCGCCGCGTTGCTGCCGCCATGCCCCCGCGCGCCGAAGGCGAGCCCAAGATCGCCGTTCAATGACAGCGCGCGTGGCGGAACGCCAACCACGTCGGCAAGGTCCATCAGCGCGTCGAACGCCCGATTGAGGTCGGCTTGCCGACGTGGCCCTTCGACATAATTCCCGAACTGGACGCCACGGAAGCCGAAGGCTTCGCCGAACATATCAGGCGAAACGTCGCCCTCGCGCAGCGCCTCGCCGCTCCGCGCGCGGTTTTCGGTGCCCCGCATGTTGGGGCCTTTGCGCATCTCGTCGATAAGCGCCTGCAGTTGGTCGCGGTTTTCTGCTAGGTACTCACGCGCGCTTTTGACGTTCTCGAAGTCTGCCTTGAGCCGGATGACCGTGCTGCGCACCTTGAGACCGAGAAAGACTTTCTTGGTGGCGCGATCATGATACACGCCGACATCGGTGTATTTCGAGCGCTCGCCTGCCTCAGTCGCGGGCTTGGCCTTGAGTTCGTTTTCGATGATCTGCTTTGCCAGCGCGACGGCTTCCGCAGGATTATCCCGGTAGGTGTACGGGTTGGCCGGATCGTTGCCGAGCGGGTTGCGCATCATGCGCTTGTCCGGCGACTCCAGGAACCAGAACGTCTTCGACGGGGAGTATCGCTGCCCGTTGAGCATCGAATAGGAGCCTGAATTCACCCGATACTGCGCGGCGCGCGGCAGGTCGGCCGGCGCGACACCTTCGATGGCTTCGGCGGTCAAGGGCAGCGTCTTCAGCGCATAATTGTCTCGCGCACCCTGCTCGAACTTGGCAACGTCGATCTCGCCATCCAGCAGGCGCCTGGCGAACGAGCGCAGCACCTCCACTTGGGCGGCCCACTGCTTTGCCTTGTACGGCACGCGCGGACGGTTCGGGATGGTGTCGCGCATGATCGCGATGTGAGCGAGCACCCGCTTATCCACGCCGGACGCCGCCAGTTTCTCGTAATTGGGCTGCGGGAATGATTTCGAGAGCGGTTCTGTCGCGACATTCATCTCGTCGCGCAGCGAGTCCCGGAAGCCAGCGAAGGTATCCTTGCGCGCGCCCTCGATCTTCTCGCCGAAATCCTCGATTGGCCTCAAGCCCTCGCTCGATAGTTCGAGGGCTGGTCGGGACGGCTCGCTCTGCGGTGCGCCGCTCGGCCCCTTCAGCATGTCCCGAGCCTTGGCGCGCGCGCGCTCCAGCGTCTTCACGATCTGGATCGGCCCGACGGTCTCCTGCGCGTCCGTATCGCGCATCACCACATTGAGGCTCTCGCCGTCCGAATTCTTGACGATGAGGACTTCGGTTCCGTCTTGGCCCGGAATGCGTTCGACGAGCCCTTCCGGTTCGGCTGCCTTGGGCGGAGCGGAATCAGAACCCCCGCCTTCGGGGCGGGGCTCAGGGGTGGCGGCGGGTGTCGGCTCAGGCGCTGGTTCCGGCTTTTTCCGCAGCGGTATCTTCACGCGCGATGTAGATTCTCGCGCTCCACTAATCCGCAGTCCGGTCATGGTGTCAGCGTTCGGGAATTGATCTGCCAACTGGCTGAGAAGTCCGCGAACGGCTGCGGGGCCGATTGCATTTTTGCCGTCTCCGGCACGAACGTCACCGACGTAAAGATTTTTCCCACCCTGATTTTCCAGAATGCGAACGCTGCCCGCGACGTTGCCGGCGCCGTCCACCATCTCGAATAGATGATGGCCGTCGCTCTTGCGCTCAAGTTCGCGAAGCCGTAGGCCTGTGGCCGTCGGCTCATTGTTGACTCTTAAGTCAACAACCGGCGACGCAGGCTCGGGAATTGTCGACTTGCGCAGTTCGTCAAACTGACCGGAATGCTTGACTTGCGCGGCCCGATCTTCCTTGCGCGCAACCTTCGCCGCTTCCTTCGCGGCCTTCTTCTCCTCGATGGCCTTCGCGCGCGCGGCTTCTTTCTCTGCGACGCGACGCTCCTTGCGGACGATCTTGATGTAGGTCTGTAGCCGCGGCCGGTGCGGATGCTCGCGCGATGGCATCCAGTTGCGCCAGCGCGTGTCGGCTTCGGCTTTGATCTCGGATTCCGGGGTGCGGACGGCTGGTTCGGCCGTGCCCTGCTTTTCCGCATCATTTGATGCAGGATTTTGGGGCACTGGCTCAGGCGCCGGGGTTGCTTTCGGCTCGTCCTTCGAGCGCCGCAGGAAGTCCGGGATTTCGAGATCGTCGGCGGTCGGCGCGGGCTTTAAACCGGAAGTGTCGCTTTTTAAACCGGGAGCAGCGTTCCTTAAATCAGAAACCCCGCCTTCGGGGCGAGGTTGCGCTGAAAGGACGCGATGTAGCGGTTCCCATCCAAGGCCGGAATCGGCTTCCGCGACCTGTATCCATCCATTGGATGATGCTTTGGCGACGAGTTCTTTGGGATCAATTCCCAATGTCGCAGCCACATCGCGAAGCGTTTTGAGCGCGGCTGCGCTCAGCGGGAGTTTCGCGCTTGCCGACAGTGACGCGGTGTCGCCGCTTGGTTGCGCGGCGTAGGTGGTGATCTGCACGAGCCCATGATCTTCAGGGCCGCCCGCGCCGCTCATGGCGGTGAGGAGGGCCTCGTGCCCTTCCGCCTCGTTTACCGCACTGCCCGTCGCATCAAATAGGCGGCCGCGCTTGTCGACAACGAGGGCCATTTCAACGGAATTGGCCACGTCGGCAACATCGATAGCGCCGCGTCCGCCTACGCTCTTGATGAACTGATCGAGGTTTTCCAAGGATCGTCGCCCATCGCGCGCGACGTCAATGATCTCGTCGTCGTGGCCGAACATCAGCCCTTGAGGCCGAGTCTCCACTTGCCGGTCAGCTTTGGCAATCCCGGAAGCTAAAACCTTCCCGGGCCCGGCTTCATCGGCTACTACGCCTGCCCGGCCGGCTCCATGCTCTGCTGCTCGGAGCCCTGAGGTGTCGAGGCTTTGCCCGCGTCCAGCATGTTCAGCGCCACCAGATTGCTCGCGAGGCGGCGCGCTTCCTGCCGCTGGCTCGACTTGAGCCCCGGCTGGCTGTTCGCGCGCTGGCGCAAGCTCTGCGCGAGCCTGATGCGTTCCCGTGGCTGCATTCTCGGGCGGTTGCCCATGTTCGACTCCTGCAAGCGGCTCGAATGATACCAGATGATCTTCGCCAGCCATAGCGCTGCGCTCGACAATGTCGACCAGCGCATCTTCCAGATTGGCGTTATGCACCATCACCTGTTCGACGGTGGCGCGGACTTCCTCGTCGGTGAGCCGGGTTATATTGAGCGACTTCGCCATGTCGCGGACATCGGCTTCGACTTCGAGCGCGTGGGCGCGCTGCTGCTTGACCGCCGTCTTCTCCTGCCGATCGGCGGCGGCCTGTCGGTCCGGTGCCGAATAAACGCGCTCGCCGCGGGCTTCGGCGCCAAGCGCGCCGAGCAGATGGTCGATGGTCGATTCCGACGGACGCATCTGCATCCCGCCGGAGGCGGCGGCTTCCAGCGCGGGGGCATCGTGCAGGTAGCCGGCTTCGACCGCGGCCTCGCGCGCCCGGTCGAGTGGCATCCCGGATGAACGTAAGAGGCGGCCATAACCGGGCACGAATTTGTTGTGCAGGTCGAGCGAGCGCAGTTCGCCGCCCTGGTCCTGGATGCCGCCATTCTTGGCGAGAAACTGGAACAGCGAGAGCGGCGCGCGCTCTTTTGGGGCGGACGCTGGCTTGGGCGGCTGATAGCCGAGCGGCTTCTTGGTGTCGCCCTTGGCGAGCCACGTCTTGAATTCCGGTACCGACATTTCGGTGACCGCGCCCCAGCGGTGCTGGCCCGAGCCGTCGTTGAAGCCGGCCTCATAGATCGAGCGGGCTTCATCCTGCGAGCGCGCACCGATGACGATCTTGTGCTCGTCGAATTTGCGGTTATCCGGATCGACCTGGTCGAAGGCATAGACGTGCGGCGAGTTCGGATCGGGTCCGAGATAAAGGTCGATGTGATCGCCGTCCTTTCCGACCGTACTTTTTATGTACCCATAAGGGTGTTCAAGCGTGTGCGACCATGGCGCGCCGTCGGCACCGATCCCGGTGCGGTCCTGTCCGGCCTCCGTCTCGACCGCGATGTCGAGCCCGTTCCATTTCAGGTGCCGTTTGGAATAATTCCCGGCTTCGGCTTGCGCCGGGGTCGGATCGGCGGTGCGCTCGGCGCCGGCATGCACGTCGTTTGACGTCTGGACGTCAATCGGGGCTTCCCGGCTACCCGGTTGCGGCGGGATGCGTGCCAGCGTCCGATCGCCTTCGACTTTGGTCTCAAGCGTGGGATCGAGCGCTGCACCCTGGGGAACCGGCTGCCAGTCATCGGACGGCTGCCACGCCTTCGCCTCGGCCATGTCGCGGCGGATTTCCGCGGCCGTGCGCGGGTCGTCGAACAGCGCTTGGATATGAGGGTGGCTGGTCGGCGGGGCGGGAGGAGGCGCAGGCGTGTCGATATTCTGGACCACCTGGGAGGGCGCAGAAATCGACACGGGCGCAGGTTGGGGGTTCGCGCCCGTTTGAAGTGGCGGCTGACCACCATTCAAAGTGTTGTCGACAACACTTTGCGGGGCGGGCGCTGTAACCGGTGCCGCGGCCTGTGCGGCGGGCGGCGTCTGCCCCGCCTCCGGTGCCACGGACGGAACGCTCACCGGCGGGGCTGCCTGAGGCGCAGCAGGTGCTTCTGGCGATATAACAATATTGTTATATGCCGTCCCGGGTTGAGCTGCGGCGGCGCCCGTTACAGCCGGAGTGGGTGGCGGTGCGACCCCGGCAAAGCCCGCGTTCTGATATTCGGCGGTGCGCTGGGCCGGCGTCATCGCGTCGATTTGTTCGGGCCGATAGCCGTAGCGCAGGAGCCCGTCTCGCTCGGCGGCCGCGGGATCGATCGCGGCTTGCGGCTCCGGTGCGCGCGGAACTGGCGATGCGGGCGGTGTGGCTTCCGGCGGCGGGAGGGCGAGCGTCGGACCGGAGGGCGCGGGTTGGCTGAAGCCACCCTTGGCGACTGCGGCATTATAGGCCTGCGTGCGCTCGCCGGGCGACATGGCGTCAAGTTGCTCGGCGGTGAACCCTGACCGGGTGAGCACTTCGCGCTGGAAGTTGTCCACCATCGGCGAAAGCGGAGCATCGGCCGGGCGGGTGCGCGCGGCTTCGCCAAGGAACGATGCAACGTCTTCGGGAGATGATCGCGGAGTCGGCGCGGTCGCGGCGCTGACTATCTTGTGGCCGCCAACCAGCGTTGCGCCGGTCGCGGCATTAAGCAGGTAACCCTGCGCCAAGTTTTCAAGCGAGAGGTCTTTGCCCTCGATTTTCGCGCTCGTGACTTGATGCGCAGCACCAATGGCGGGCATCGACACAAAAATATCGGCGAGCGCCTTGCCGACCTGCTGCTTGGCGGTCGCGCCAGCTGATCCAAGGCCGGGGACGGCACCCATTGCAGCACCGAATGCGCCAGCGACGCCGGATTGCAGCCATGCCCGGTTAACCGCGTCCTCGTGGCTTAGACCGTCGGCGCGCGCGCGCTGATAGGCGGGCGCAATCTCCTGAATGGCCGATCCGAGACCGAACCCCGCGATCGATCCGGCGAGCGCGCCGGGCGGTCCTGCAATTGCACCGCCGGCGGCGGCGCCACCTATGCCGGCGGCAAGGGAGGGCGAGCTTTTGGCGACGCCGTGGGCAATCTGCGCGCCCCACCAATCAGGGTTGCTATAGCCCTCCCCGAGCGGCTGCTGAAGTAGTTTGCCGACGTAGCTATTGTCCGGCTCGGCAGGCGGCTTCTCGTGCCAGCCTTGCGCCGCGGCCGCGGTCTCCTGCAGGCCTTCCTTGCCGCCACGGACAAGAGCTTGTCCGACGGTCGAGAGGAACCCCGGCTGCTCCGACGCCGTATCCTCCGCGAAGGCTGGGTTCTGCGTGGAGCGCAGCGCCGGCTCGTCCACAGCCGTCAGCCCCGAAACGTCCAGCGGCTTCAGCCCGCTCACATCGAGCGGCGAAGCGCTACGCGCGTCCGTCTCGGTCAGTCCGCTCGTATCGAGTGGCTTGAGGCCGGAAACGTTGAGCCCTGCCATCGGCTACTTGGTGTACATCTTGCCGTCTACGACGATGATCGAGCCGGGCGCTGCGGTCTGCTTGAACCAGTCGACGTGATCCTGTGTCGACGCCTGATAGGGCGACTGCCGCGTGCCGACGCCGCCAAGGCCGGATGGCGTGTTCTGCACGTCGACGCCGGTGACCGTATTAGCGGGCGGCAAACCGCTGCCGGGCGCCTGCGACTGCGGTGCCGGCGTCGGCGCGGACGATCCGCCGCCGAACAGCCCATCGAACATGCCGGGCTTCTTGGGCGGCGCGGGCGGGTCGACGACCTCTTTCCCGGCAGCACGATCTTTCACGCGCTGCTGAGCGAGCCGCTCTGCGTCCACTTCCTTCATGTTCGGATTGGTGGTCATCAAGAGTTTCTTTTCGCCCTGTACCATCCGTCCGAAAAACGTCGGGTTGTTCACACCTTCGCGCATCATTTTGATGGCCGACTGAAGGTCGGGGGCAACGCCGCTCTTGACGTAGAATTCGGCGTTCTTCTGCAGGGCGGTTGGGTTTCCACCGGCGGCCGATCCGGCCTTGCCAAAGGCACCCGTGCCCTCGACCTGCGTCATGTCGCCTGACTTCCGGTCGAACTTGTAGGATTTGACGACGGGCTGGCCCGTGGTCGGATCAAGCTCCTGACGATGCACGAGGTCGTACTGGCTCGATCCGCTGTTTTCGACCGGCTCCGGCGCTCCCGGAGGAACGAGGTACTGCTGCACGAAGGGCGTAACGCGCCCCTCGGCTTTGTCCTTTTCTATCTGATCGTAAATGCCTTGAACGACTTGCTGTCCGCCGCGAGGGTGATCCGGCTGGGTCCGTCTACTCGTTTCGATTGCGCCCTTCATGATAGCGCGCTCTTGCGCGCTCTGAATGAGATGGTTCGGCATTTCGCCGAGCCCGAGGCTGCGCCACATTTCCTTGCCGCCTTCGGCATCTCCTCCGTCGACACGATCAAGAGCGGACTTAACTGTGTTCATCTCCGTGCTTGCGGCTGTCGCCGTCTGTTGGCGCAACGTCTGTTCTGCCATCTTGCTTTTCGCTGGCACGCTCGCCGTGCTGACGGTGGCATCGTTCGTGGCAACGGTCGCGTCGGCTCCTGATTTCGCGATCTTGTCGCCCTGCGTACTGGAATCGACGTTTGCCTGGCTCTCGGCCGTCGTCGTCTCGGCGCCCAATTTGTTCAGCCGGATCGGATTAGCCGAACTGTTGAAATCGTTAGCGAGTTGCTTGCCTTGAAGATCGGCCGCGCCGAGCGCCTGCCTTTGCTGGAAATCCCGGTTCGTGCGCATTTCATCGATCGCCGGGTTTGAGTCGATGAAGTTGATGTCCGTGAGGCGGTTTGCCATGGTGCTTAGCTCCAGCCGCCGAGACCGGCGTAATCGGTGCCATTCGAAGGCCCGGTTACGCTGAAGCTGCCGTCTTTCTTGATCGCCGAGCCGATGTCGCCGATCGCCGTGCCCGACGATCCGCCGCTCGCGCCGTTGCCGAGCGTCTGGGCGAACAACTTGCCGTTCGCTGTTTGCGAGTTGGCATTGATGGTTCCGGCGTTTCCGAATCCCGTGTTCATTGCCGTACCCATCGTCGATGTCGTATCGGACAGGTTCTGACCCGACCCGCTTGCTATTTTTGCGAACTGATCGCCCGCCTTCACGTTCATCGTGGCTTCGTTCGTGCCGAGAGAATAAGTCTGGTCCGAGAGCTTGGTGCCGAGCCCGGTTGCCACGCCCGTCGTTGCGGCTCCGGCGCCGCTCGCAATTCCAACGTCCTGTCCGCCGGTGCTGGTCGCGAGACTGGTGCGCGCCTGCGCCGCTCCGGTGAACAGCGACGCCGCCTGTTGGCCTTGCGCCGAATTGATATCGATACCCTGCTTGGTCATCGCGGCCTGGATCGCCGCGAGGTACTGAGCGCGGTTTGTCTCGATATTGACCCCGGACTTTGCAAGGTCGGTCGCGACGGCCGCCATCTGCTGACCATGCGCGGAGTTGATATCGATGCCGTTTTTGGCGAACTGCTGAAGGATCGACGCGACCTGCTGGCCTTGCGCGCTGTTGATGTCGATGCCGGTTTTCGCCAGTTGCGCCGCTATGGCTGCGTCGGCCTGCCCTTGCCCCGTCGCGATGTTGGCTGTTTGGGTTCCGCGATTACCCTCGATGGCAGCGGTCTGTGTGCCCAGGTTTCCTTCGATCGCCGCCGCTTGGGTTCCGCGATTGCCCTCGATGCTCGCGGTTTGCGTTCCGCGATTACCCTCGATGGCGGCGGTCTGCGTGCCCTGCGCGCTGGTGAGCCCGGTCTGGGTGTTGCTCAGTGCACCGAAGATGCCGGATTCGGTCGTGCCGCGATTGGAAGCGATCTGACCGACCTGCGTTCCCTCGTTCGCCTGCTGGCCGGCAATAGCGCCTTCGGCCGCGTTGCCCCGGCCAGCCATCGCACCAGCGGCTTCGAGCGAGCGCGCGCGATTATTCTCCAAAGCGGTGTTCGTGAAGTCGGATTCCGTCCTCTTGAGAAGCGCGGCCGCAGTACGCCCCGAGCCAGCCATACTTGACGTATCGATGGTGTTGCGCGTCTGGCGGCGCGCCTCATCGAGCGCCGCCTGCTGCGCTCCGGTGAGATGCCCGCTATCTGCCACGGTCTGACGGAGGTACTCTTGCCCCGGCGCGTTTTGATCGACGATGCCGCCGTAGGTCTGCTGCGCCAGCTTCGAGCCTTGCTGGACCGATCCCGTTGCGGCTGTCGCGCCGCGATCCACAGCGCCGATCTGCTGCCCGGCGAGGCGGTTCGCGGTTGTCTTGCCTTCATGCGCAGCGCGATCGACCGCCGTGAGTGCCGCATTCGCGCCGGTATTGACCGCGCCAATGCCTGCATCGGCTCCGGTGTTGATGGCATCGCGCGCGCCGGACGCTCCGGTATTGACGGCAGAAAGACCCGCGTTCGCCCCGGTGTTGATGGCGCCAGTCGCGTTGCTCGCCCCGGTATCGATCGCGCTGCGGGCATCCGTTCCATACTGCTGCGCGGCAAGGCGTGATGCGCCCGCGGCGTCGGTGACCGCGCCCGTGGCACCCGTCGCGCCCTGTTGCGCGGCACCCAGCGCAGCACCTGCGCCTGTGTTGATCGCCGCTCCGGCCGTGCTGGCCCCCTGATCGGCGATGGCCCGCGATGCATCCGCGCCATTCTGAATGGCTGCGGTCTGGGCCTGGCCGCCCTGACCGGAGAGGCTGAGTGATTGGCTGGCGGCGGTCTGGATCGCGGTGAGGGCTTGCTGTTCGCCCTCGCTGATCGCCTGCCCGCCCGTGGCGCGCGCCTGCTGGACGGCGGCGGTCGCGTCGGAGGCTGCTTTCTGGATTGCAGCCAGCGCATTGGCTGCGCCCTCGCGCGCGGCCTGCTCGGCCTGCTGCGCCTGCGCGACGAGATCGGTACGCCCCTGCGCGGTGAACTGGAGGATCGACGCCTTCGCCTCGTCGGCCTTCTGCAGGTACTGCTGCTGCGCGGTTTGAAGCTGCTGCACCTGCAACTGCGCGCCCATGAGCTGCGCATTGCTGGCGGTCGCCGCGGCTGACTTGTTCGCGCTCGAGGAGATGACGGCGCCGCCGATCCCGGCGACGGCCGCTCCGCCGATGGCGACGGCTACGAAAGACATTTGGCGGCCTCTTTGGTCTCGATGCTGCGCCGGAATGCGGCGTAATCTTCATCGGTGTCGACGACGAACAGGGCTTCGAGCTTTGCGATGTCGGTTTCGTCGGTGGCGAGGATCGTCGTCCACACCGTGTCCTCGTGCGCATAGGCGATGCGCTTGGTCCCGGCTGGCGAAACGACAGTGAACGGCGCCTTGACCCGCACGATCCCGTCTTCGGTCAGCACCGACATGTCGCCTTGGCTCATGATGTTGAGCTGCGGATACTTGTGCACCTTGCCGGTGAGCAGCGTGCCCTTCGGGATGAACAGTTCGCGCGCATAGACGCCGGGCGAGAAGTGATGTTTGAGCGGAAGGTCGAGCGCCGGAAGTTTACGCATCTCGGCCTCGATCGCGTTTACCTTGTCGCGTAGCGACAAGGATTCGGCCGCGATGTCGACAAGCGCCGAGCCGATCCGATGTTCTGGCCCGACCGCGAGTTCGGCGGTCATTGCTGGAAGTTCTGCGCGCTCAGGCGTTGCGCGGGCTGCGGCGGCATCGCGCCGGGCGCGGGCGGCTGTCCGGGCGTAGGAGGCGCACCACCCGGTGCCCCGCCGCCGCTCTGCTTGGTCTGGATGATCTTGTCCCACAGGAAGCCGAGTTCGGGGACGAGCTTCTTGAGTACGGCGAGCGCCGCAACCGAAACGCCAGCCGCAAAGGCTTGGCTTTCCTGCGGCGTGAGTTGATGGCCACGCTGTATCAGCGTCGCCTGGATATGGTTGTTCGGATCGATGTGCTGCTGGAATTCCGCGGGCATCTGCGGCCCGGCCGGAGGCGCCCCACCAGGTGCGGGCGGCATTCCCGGCTGCGGGGGTGCGGCCGCGGCGGGCTGCGGAGCTCCCGGGCCCGGCATCGACGGACGTGCGCCGCCCCCCGCGCCATCGAGCGCGGGCTTGAGTTGATTCCACATGGTTGTGTTCCTTGTTCTACCAATCGGCCGGCAGCGCGGACCAGGTCACAATGCCGAAGCCGTCGACGCCCGATGACCAATCATTGCCGGTCGGCGTCACCAGATCGCCAGGCTGATTGCCGCCCTTGAGTTCGATCGTGTCGAAACCCTGGATGCCGGGGCGCTTGCGCGTGAAGGGAACGATCGTCGGCCATCCGAAACGATGCGAGCGATGGTCACTGATCTCGTCGAGCAACGCCAGCGTGCGCCGTGTAAAGTCGTCTTCGGTCGTGCCCGCAAAGTCGACCCATGCGGCGTCGCTCGTCGATGTGTGGCGCAGGATGCCGTAATCGGCATCGCTCCCGCTCCAGTCGAGCTTTTCGTATGCGATTGAGCCGGCCGGACTTCCCTGCGGGATGCGCGCCCAGGTCTTGCGCACCTCGATCCGGTGCAGCTTTTCCAGTCGCTCGTAATACAGCGCTTCCGGGTCGTCCTGATAACGCGGATCGATCTGCCACACGAGCTTGGGGTTGCAATAGGACGCCGCGCCCACGGCGTTGGTGTAGCCGTAATGGACGAATTGCGCGAGCGTCGTGCCGGGGCCGATCGGCAGGGCGTTTTCATAATGCGGGTTGCGATGCTCGAAGTGAGCATAGTCGCCGTTGCTGTTCGTCGCGCGGGTGCCGTTGCGCAGGAACGCGTCGCAAAAGAACGCGTTCATCAAGAACCACGCCTCTCCTTCCGGCACCGTCGCGTAAAACGGGGGATGGAGATAAACCATCGCGCGCGGGTCGAGGAGCGCCGCCCTGTTGGCGTAGTAGGCCTTGCGTGCTTTCGCCGTAGCGGCCGTCGATGCTGCCGCAGCAAGGGTGTCGGTCACCGCCGAGTGCAGGTCCTTTGCCCAATCGATAAGCTGGACGAGGTCGCGCGTGTCGTCACCGGTTCGCTTCGGCGGGGGGAGGATGAGATCGTTGAATTTCTTTGCCATTTAGTGACCGAGCGGCATTGCCTTCACGTCGGCCCCGATCAGGTCGATTGGCGTGTCGTCGGTGCAGCCAATCTCGAACGCGAACGTCGATCCCGAACCGAAGTTGCCGAACTCGATGGCCTGAAGCCGCTCGCCGGCGGCACCAAGGCTCCGTCCGATCCAGTTGCCGAACGGGCGCCCGTCGCGGCTACAGCGCACCCGCACGGTTGCGGCTGCGCTTGACGTTCCCCGCCCGCGGACCATGCGCAGGCGGAAGTTATTCAGGACCGCGCCCGCGCCTTGCGACAGATGCGCGGTACGCACCAGCCAGCGCTGCGTCTCGCCGCCATTGCGATAGACGGTGGCATCAAGCTCGTAGAGCTTGCCCTGTCCGCCGATGAAAACCCGATCCCAAAGGGTGTGATGCGACCAGCCGGGCCAACGCGCCGGTGCCCCGACGTTGCGATCCCATCCATAGAGCGAGAAGAACCGCTTCTTGAGATATTCGCAGCCGATCGTCACGCCCTTGCTGCCGTAGACGTTGGTGGCATTCGGCGCCTGGATGATGATGAAGCTGCGCCCGGCAATGTCGATGGCTTTGCTCATCCATGCGTCCGACCAGTCGTCGATCGCGCTGAACAACTGCTGCACGTCGTCGGACATCGGCTCCTGCACCTGGCCGGCAAAGCGCACGAATTTATTGCGGTTGTTGATCGCCCACACGAAGTTGTCCGCATAGGTGATGGCCGAGGGGACCTTCACGCCGCCTGCCCCGATCTCCCAGCGGCGCGCGAAGGGTGCGGTGCCGCCGGAGCGCTCGAACTGTTCGACCGATTCCGGTCCGCCGAGCATCAGTCCGAGCGAGGGCGTCACCAGCAGCGAATTGATGTTGTCGGGGTTGCCGTCGGCCGCGAAGGTATCGAGCGGGTCCCATATCTCCGGCTGACCGGGAGGCGAGTGAAAGAACCGCCCGCTGTCGTTTTCGACCGCGATGGTGAAGTTGTCGAGCCAGCCGATCAGGGCGCTGAGCGGTGCGGCGCTGCTCAACAATTCCGTCTGCGCATGGCGCAGGCGCACGATCGGTCCGCCGGCGGCCATCAGAAGATCGCGATCGGTCTTTGCGAAGCTGACGCGCCGCCCTCCTGCGACTTGCACGCTGGTGACGTCGGTCGCGTTATAGGCGCGGTCGATCCGGAACACCTGCCCTTTGTCCGTGGCAGCGATCAAGTCGCCGTCGTAATCGTGCAGGTAGATGCGCGAATTGGTGCCGAAGTCCTTGCGTTCAATCAACCCGGGAAAACGACTGTGCCCGCCAAGATCGTTGAGGAAGCCGTTCTCGATCGCGGTCTGAAACCCGACAACCGCATCCGCATTGAGATTGGCGTAGAGCGGCTTGTCGAGCGGGAGCGGGAGCCACTTGTCTGCCATCGGTTTTAGGCCCGAACGCTGGAGCTGGAGACGACTTCGACATCGACGGTCCACTCCAGCGTCTGTGCGACCTTGCCGCGCACACGCAGTTCGATCTGCGCGCCGTTCGCATAGAAGCTCGAACTATAGTAGTTGGCCTCGGTGTTCTCGAACGTACCCAGCGCCCACCCGGTGGTTTGCAGCCCAATGACGCAGATTGCCGTACCCCCAAGGCCATCGGTTAGGGTTTCGCCATCGATGAAGATGCCCGCGGTGTTGGTCAGAAATAGACTTCCGGTCGCGCCGGCATCGGTTTGCGATGCGAGGTAGCCGGTCGCGCCGCTCGTGGCGCCGGTGACGACCTGTCCAACCGTGAAGTTCACGGTCTGACCGCTAAAGACGAGCGTCTGCTGGCTCAAGATCACCGCGAGTTGGTCCACGATGGCGCCGTTCACGGTCGCCGAACCGCTGATGCCGTCAGTGATGAGTTCGCCGTCGACGAATGTCCCGACTACATCGTAGACGCTCAATGTGCCGGTGGCGCCGCCATCGGCGTCGGTGACGAGGCGCGCGCTCGCTCCAGAGGTGCCCCCGGTGAGAACCTGGCCGACGGTAAAGTTGCCGGTTTGAAGTTCGTAGGCGAGAAACGACCCCCGCCGCTTGGCCGAGATGCTTTGGTGGGTGAAGTAGTAACCGCCCCCGTTGATCTGACGTCCGAGGGTCTTTGCGACCAGCCGCACATGCTCACCCGGCGCGAGCGTGATCGCCCACGCCTTGATGTACTCGCCATCGGTCGTGTTGATGGAGGCAGCGTTGCGATTGCCGGTGCGGGCGCGACGCCATGCCGTGACATCCCCCGCGATGGTGACGCTGTTCTCGCTGCAGTCCTCGACGTGGACATTGTGCGCCGGCGCCGTGATTGTCACCGCAACGCTCGCGAGTGCCATCTGGCGGAAGGCAACAAGGTCGAGCCTGTCGTTGAGCGCCACCGTACCGCCACTCATGGAGCCGCCGATCAGTTCCAGGCCGATGACGGTATTGAGCGTCGTTGCCGGCGAAATATCCGCAACGGTCAGGTTGTTGGTGTTGTCGTTCCAGTGGCAGTGCAGGAAGGTCGAGCGGCGCGCACCGCGCACCCACACCGCCTTGCCAGTGTTGGTCTCGAAGCCGACCCCATGAAATTGATTATGCTCATTCGGTTGGTCGACGTATTTGAGGTCGATGCCGGCAGTCCCGCAAAGCTCGACCTTGCCGCCGCGCCAAGCATTGAAGTGTAGCGCGCCGCCTGCCCCCGACGCGGCATCGCCGTATGCGGCATATCCGGTGGAGCAATTCGAGATGTAGAGATCGGTCCATGCCGATTTCCCGCCGCCCTTGCGCTGAATGCCGATCTCGAACCGCTTGATCTCCACGTCGGCAAGGACGATCTCGTCGATGTTCGCCGCGTAGAGCCCGATTGAGGTTGCGACCAGCGTCGCGCCATCGAGCGTGAGGCGCGAGAGGCCGGCGCGCGCACCGGCCGGGGTGAGCACGTTGCCCGCAAAGATGGATTGCAGCGTGGTCGCCCCGCGCCCCTGCCCGCGCAGCACCACGCCGAGCGGGATGGTCGCATGGGTGATGGAGAATGTGCCGCCCGGAAGCTCGACGAAACCGCCGCCGGCAGCCGCAGCGACGCCCATCGCAGTGGTCAGCGTCGCGGTGTTGGTCGAGGAGGAAGCGCCCGGGGCGCCGGTGCCAAGAAACTCGCCGAAGTCGCGCACGTCGACACGGCGCGCGAGGTGATCGTCAAGCGCAACGGCTTGGCTACCGCCGGTGACGATGATGAGCGCCTCCGAGGCATCTGCGTCGTCCAGAGTCGTAATCGGCACGCGGATCACGCCGGTGCGGTCGACGCTGTTGATCGCCAGCTCGTAGGTGACGCCCACATAGAGCGGCACCGCGAACTTGCCGTAGGAAACCGAGCCGACCGTGTTCGTAAGGAGCGTCTGCGGATTGGCCGCGGCAACCGAAAGAGCCTCATTAGTGAATATGCTGGCGAGCGTGGTGGTGCCCGCCAGATACACCGCTACCGTATCTGCGCCGTAGCCGGCGCGCCAGGTATCGAACTCGGCTATCCTGATCGCGCTCATTACCGCACCCTGCGCGCGCGCAGAAACGCGCCGTTAGCTGTAAGCGTCGAGGTTGTGAAGCTGGTTTGCACCACGAGATAGTAGATCGTGGGTACGGCGATCGAGACGCGCCGGTTCGGCATACTGATCACGGTGGCCGGTCCTGTGGCGCCGGCGGCGCTCGGGGCTCCGCCGCCAAAATTCCCGGTCGAAAAATCGCACGTGGTGAGGGTCGTGCTGATCGAGACATACTGAGTCATCACCACGGTGCTGGCGGCTGCTAAAATGTAACTCCCGCCGTCGATGTCCCAATCGCCCGCGGTGAGCTGCACGGCGGCCAGGTCTTTCGCTACGGCGGTCGTGAGCGGGATAACCTGCGTTCCCGTGTGCGTGCCGCTCTGCGAACCGCTGGTGTTGACGGCGGTGTTGGCGAGCGCGTTCGCAATCGAGGTCGCGACCTTGAACGTGCCGCCAAGATTGGTGTCCGCGCAGGTGTAATAGACGGTGCTCGCCGTCAGTCCGGTCGGCAACGCGCCCGTGGTCGTAAACAGGACGGCGCAGACCCCGACAATCCCGTGATTGGCAAAGCTGACCACGGCGGGTGAGGCGATGGTGACGGTGACGGTTGCGTTCCCGGGGTTGGGGGAGGTTGAGGCAATCAGTTCGCCGATGTTGCCCGCCGTCGCCGCGTCGTTTGAATTGGTGCCGGGGAACTGTCCGCGGCTGACAGTGATGCCGTTTATCTTCAGGCTGTTGCCCGCGCCCGCCGAGTCGAAGGTCTTGTTCGTGAGCGTATTCGTCGAATCGGCGGTCAGCACGCTTCCTGAGTTGGCCGGGAACGTGTAGGTGCGACCGTCGGTGCCGGCGAGCGCGATGCCGTTGTTCACGACCAGCGTCTTGCCGTTGGCAAGCGTGATGGTCCCGGTGGTTGTCGAGATCGTCAGCCCGTTGATCGAGATCGCGGTCGCGACGCCGAGGACCGGCGTAATGAGAACCGGCGTGTTGTCGAGGACAATATGCCCCGTGCCGGTCGTGCCGTTGGTGAAATCACTCGCCGCTTTTGCTGCAAGCGTCGTTACGCCGGTGGGACTGATCGTGATGTCGCCAGACATCGTGCGCCACACGGGCGCAGTGCCTGAATTGATCGGGATTTGCCCTGCCGTGCCTCCCGCGAGAGTGACGCCGGTGACAAAGACAGTCCCAATGACGCCGGTATCGTGCGATGCGACGTTGCGCCCGGAAACGGTCGCGACCACCGGCCCATTGATGTAGACCGGTGCGCTGAATTTGCCCTCACCGTCGAGGGTCTGCGGATTGGCGAGCGTCGTCGATCCGGTCGCGGTGGAATAAAGCGTTGCCGCAGTCGTGGTCTTTGCGCCGGTGCCATCGACGGTCCAGAAGGTAACACGCGCGCCAATGTAGATCGGATTGGCGAGCGAGAAGTCCTGAACCGAAACCCGCGCTTCTGTCATGTCAGGCCCCAAGGCTCACAGATTGGCGGCGTGGTTTCATGGGCGCGGTTAGCGAACGACAGCAGGCGTTCTTTCGCGACCGTCGCCATCTTGTCGAAGCGATTGAGGCTCTGTTCCGGGAGCTTATGAATCGCGCCCGCGCCGAGATCGTGGGAGAGTTGGCACACAAGCCAGCGCTGCCAGGCTTGCCCCATGCGATGGATCACGGAGCCGGAGGGCTGATCGTCGCTCACGCCTGCGGGTGCGACGTTCGGCGCGAAGCGCTGCACCATGAGTTTGAGCGTGTAGACGTTGGTATCTGTGACCGCAGGCGTCGGATAGATGCGCAAGGTCGGCGCAAGCTCTCGATCGACGGTGAGCCATGCCGGCGGCCCGCCGGTGTCGGCAGGGAGCGAAACGTCCTCGAACTTCTGCTGGCTGGCGACTTCGACCGGCGTGCGATTGCCGTTGGCGTCCTGCACCCATGCGTCGACGATGAACTGGATGCCGTCGGCTGGGAGCGTTGCCCCCAGCGCCGCATACAGGTCATAGCTTTGCGTGCCGTTCGTGATCAGCATCGAAAGCGTCGCGGGTTCGATCATCGAGAACATCCGCTCGGTTCCGACCATCTCGCCGAGCAACAGGTCGAGCCACTCCATGGCGCGGCGCAGGTGCTCGGGCTGCGGGGCGCTCTCGGTGACCGGGAACGCCCCGATCGCGCCGAGAGCGGCCTCGCAGATTTCGTTGGCCGAGAGGACGCGGGACATCGGTGTTAGGCCGCGTCCTCAAGATCGGGCTCGGGCAGGAACTCGTCCTTGCCGACATCGGCCTCGCGCGAAACGTTGGCCTTGGCCGCCTTGACCTTCGCTTCGATGATGAACGCGATCATCTCGCCGCGGACCGGCGCTTCGGCGAAACGTTCGCCGCCCGCCATCTCGAGCACGCGGGCCTGCAGCGATGGGGTGGAGAGTTCGTCGTAGCGCGCGATGGTCTCGTCCTGCGCCAGCACCAGAGTTTCGCCGGCGCCCAATTCGTCGGGCTGCTTGGGGCGGCGCTTGAATTCGATGAGGTTGCCGTCCTTGTCGACCAGCTTGAATGCGTCGTGACGGATAAATTTGATCGCGACGGCCTTCGGCAACGGGAGCGCTTTGCCCTGCTCGAACGTGAACGACTTGACCATGCCGTCGATGATCTGCTCGTGGGTGCGCGGGCCGGACACAGCGGTGGTGTCGAGCACGAATAGGGTTTTGACTTCGGCCTTGGCCTCCGCCTTGGCGGCAGGCTTGGCGAGTTCTGCTTTCGCAGTGGTCATGAATAACGTCCTCAATGGTGGGGGAGGCAGAAAGCAACAGGCCCGGCGTTGCGGCCGGGCCCGTCAGTCGTTGATGCGTAGCGGTTAGATCAGCCGGTACGGGATCAGCAGAAAGCCCTTGCCGAGCGTTGTGCCGGTATCGAGCGTGTAGCTGATTGACTTGCCGGTGATGCTGTCCGTCATGAACGGCGCGTTCGTGGAGTAGAACGAACCGTTCACGCCGATCTTCAACACGGCCGTGGTCAGCGATACGTTGGTGCAGAGACCGTTCGCCGATCCGCCCGACTGGGACGACAGAACGCCGAACGCGACGTTCTGACCGGCATTCAGCGTGGTCACACGGACGCCCATGCCGTGAAGGCGATCGAGCACGATTGCCTGCGCCGGGAAGCTGAAGCCCGTGTCCTTCTCGGTGTTGGCCACCGAATCCGCAATCGAGAACGGGACGGTGGCGAACTGCGTCTTGTCCCAGGTATCGATGAGGATTTCGTTCGGGCCGGAAGGCGCAATGCCGGTCATCACGAAGAACTGACCGCCGGGCGCCATGCCGTACAGATCGACCGTTGCAACCGAGACATCAACGAAGAAGTTGATGAAGCCGCGCGTCGGGGTGATCGGGTTGGCCAACGAGGCACCGGTCTTGTCGTAGAGCGTCGCCTTGTCGGGGGTGCCGGCGGTGCAGACTTGCACGGTTCCGCCGGCAGAGATGATGTTCGCGAGCGTAAAGCGATCCTGCATCTGGATGCGCCATTCACGGTTAGCCATGGTGGGCTACTCCTTAGGGTGAAGCGATGAGGGGGAGACGGGCCGGCGCATGCCAGCCCGTCAGGATGGGGAGGCTTAGGCCGCCGCCGCGGTCTTCACCGCGATGGTGCCGAAGTCCTGCGCGGTCGAGGAGTCGTAGATGCTCTTGAACTGCGGCTTGAGCATCCCGATCTTGCGGCCGACGCCGATGCCCTGGCGGTTCTGGTAGTCGGTCTTGTCCGACTCCCGCCAAAACATGTTGCCGATCATGGCAAGGCCCGCGGCCTGGCGGCCGAGCAGGATCGCCTGCGCACCGTCAACCGTCGAACCCGAACCCCACTTGGAGCTCGCGCCCAGCCCTAAGGTGTTGAACACCTTGGCGTGGCTGTAGAGGACCACGCCCTGCACGACCGCGAGTGCGCCCGTGAACAGCGGATTGCTCTTGCCGGTCTTCTCGGCCGACCGCACGATGGTCTGGTAGGTCGGGTCGAGAACGAGATCGCGCTCCTGCTCCGGCGACATCACCATGCAGTAGTAGCCCTTGCCGCCGTCACGGATCGGATTGAGCCGCTTGCGGATGGCCAGTTGCTTGGCGCGCACGATGGTCGCCCAGGACATCTTGTCCGTGGTTGCCAGCGTGGCCTCGCTCGTCGCCGAACCCGCGTACAGAATGCGGTTCGAGGACGGAGCGACAACGTCCGCAGCAAAGCGCAGCGAAGGAAGCTGCGAGCCGGTGCGGGTCGTGCCGTCGAGCTTGAGCGTGTAGGCGCGGCCGGACATCGTCAGGAACATCAGTTCGTCGAGCTTGTCGGCGAGCCAGAACCCGAGCTTCTCCTTGCCTTCCTCGCGGAAGCGGATGACCGTGGCCTGCTCGGCCATTTCCGTTGTGTTCAACCGGGGTTCGCTATTCCCCGGCCCGTCGTCGCAGCAGGTTTGCGCCGACCGCTGCATGTCGCCATGCAGACCAGACTATATCATCACCCAATGTGCACTTGGGTGCTTCGCGCTTCGGGCCGCTTGGCCCTACTCCCTTGCGGGATAGTCGTTGAACCTTCTCTCAGTTTGTGGGCACAGATGCCGCCATTGCGGTGCTTGCTAAGATTGCAGTTATAGCAAAGCACCTGAAGGTCATCCGGGAAGTCGTTGTCGATGATCCATGCGTAGAAATTGCCGGACCAACGAACCCCTCGGATATTCCTCCTGAACGCCGCACCATCTTCCTTCATGTGGTCGATGGTGAGCATTGTCGGCTCTGTCTCTCCGCAGCAGGCGCACTTGAAGCCGCCGTAGGCGGCGAACACGCGCTCCTTGACGTCCGAGTACCACGCTTTCTTGATCGCCTTGCGTTTCGGAAGGGTCCGATCACGCCAGCGCTTCAGAATATCGCGGGCTCGCTGCGGGTTTTCAGCCCGTCGTCTTTGCTCCTTCGTCGCCTGCTTGACGCGATGACAAACAAGACAGGTATGTTGCCTGTACTGCTTGCCGCGGGTCTTCTTGCTGTAGACGGGAGCGAATTGATCGAGTGGCTTTATCTCGCCACACGACTTGCACTTACGTTCAAGCTGAGAGCTTGGCTGCTGATTGTCTGTCATAACCCTTATTAACAAGGATTAAGCAGGTTTTCCAGCAATTCACGAAGTTATCTACCGCCCATTACTGAGCGGTGGGGCTTAATGGTAACCCTTCGACTTCACGCCGTGACGCAATTGGTCGATGCGGATCGTCTGGGAGTCGTTGATGAGCGCTTCTTCGTTGTCGTCGAGCTTGTTGTCGCCGATGACACCGTCACTCGTCAGATCCATGACGAGCTGCATCACGCATTCGAGACCACGCTCGGTCTCGGTCAGTTCGGTCACCCGCTGGATGATCGAGCTTTTGTCGCTGTCCCCTTTGCCAACGAAGCCGTTGGAGAAGAAGAACGACTGGTCGCGACCCGCGATCCAGAGCTTGGTGGACCAGACCTTCTTTTGCGCGGCCTGGAGTGCACCGAAGTCAGTAACGGCCATGATGGCACCTTCTTTAGAAAGCCGAAGGCCGCCCGGAGGCGGCCTTATGCGGCGGTGGCGCCGAGGATTTTCGCTTCAAGTCCGGGCATTCGTTTCAGCAGGTCGGCCATTTCCTCGTCGTTCATCGCATCGAGTGCTGCCGCTGACGGCATCCCGTCCTCTGCCGCGCCCGAGAGGGTGGACAGATTGAGGGGAGCGCCTGCGGCGAGATCGAGCTTTGCCGTCCGCGCTTGTGCGGCCGGTGAGAGGGTTGCCTTCTGCTGAGAAGCCGGTGGTGTCGCTTGAGACTGCTGCTGACTGGCCGGAACCGTGATGCCTGCCTTGGTTGCGCGTCCTGCCACGAGGGTCGGGCCGAGTTCGTCCATGAGCCGTGCCATCGTCTGGCGCAGTTCAAGGTCGGTCGCGGCCTTGTTCGAGGTGTCGAAACCCCGTTCCTTCATGTCGTCGGCTGCGCGCGCCCGAACGAACGCCCAATCGGCATCGGTCCCCACCTTCTCGAACACATCCACCCAAGGGTGCTGTGTTACGGCTTGCTGGGTCTGCTGATGCAGATAGAGGCTGTCGTCGGTGCCGGTCGCCGCTGACGGCTTCGGGATTCTGGCGAGCAGGTTCTCCTCGCGGATAGCCTGTACCTTGTCCTCGATGTCGTCCTTGCGCTGCTCGAACTGCGCTTGAGTGATCTGGCCGTCGTCAAATTCCTTGGCGGCGGCGAGCTTCTCGGCACGAAGTTCGGAGATGCGGTCTTGCGGCGTGGGCTGCTGGGTCTGTTCCGTTTTCGCCGGTGTTGCCGGCTGAACGGCTTCGGCCCTGCCGCGCCAATAGGCGGCGTCCTGCTCGGCCTTGGTTGCGCGTCCGAGCACCTCGTCGAACCGCGGCTTTGGGATTGTCGGAACGGTGTGTTCCGGATCCTTGGCGGCAGTTACGGCAGGTGCAGCGGCGGCTCCGGCGGCGGGTTGTGGCGCCTCACCCCTGGCTGCTGCCTCCTCGACTTTGGCAGCGGCTTCGGCGGCTTGGAGCTCCAACACGTCAGGATCGGTCTCGACCGCCGGTGTCGGCGGGGCGGACTGGTCCAGTACCGGATTAGGCAGAGCTTCGGATTCGGTCGTCATTCACATTCTCCCAATGTCGCTGGGTGGCGGATACGCCCGAGAGGCGGCGGCCCTTTGCGGTGATGTCGCTCACCGCGGGCGGGATCGTCCGAAGCTATTCGTCGGACGAGCGAAGTCCGCCGCAGGATCAGTGCGGCAGACGAAAACTGGTGATGAGCGGTGTTAGTGGATTGCGCTCGGTGCGCTCTGGCCTTGAGCGCGTTTGAATGTTTGCCCGTCTTTGAGATCGAGCGTCTGCCGGCTGTCGTCCCAGATCATCCACGCCTGCTCGCATTTCTGCGCGGTGGACATGATGCCTGCTTCGACCACATCGGCGAAGGTGCGCAGCCCGTCGGTGCCAGCCTGCCATTCCAAGGTGAATTGCGGATCGCCGTCGGCATCGAGCCAGATCAGGCCGTAGCGGCGGTAGTCGGCATGGGTCGCGTCATGCAGAATGCTCTCGGCTGGCGCGGCACGCGGATGCGTGAATACCAGCACCCAGGCGCCGTCGTGGTGTAGTTCCTTGTTGAGCAAGTGCAGGATTGCGCCAGCCCATAGCAGTTGGGGCGCGACCGCCGGTAGCGAGCCCGGATGGTGCACAAAAAGGTCGCCGTTATCCCGCTCGATCACGCCGTAATAGCGCCCGTCGCCCTCCTCCATTTCGCCTTCAGCCTTGAACCGCCGCAGCAGATTGGCTCCGACGTTCTTGGAGAGGATGATGCTTTCACCGATACGCATGTGCCCTCAGTGCATTCCGCCGGGCAGCGCTGCCTCGGCCGGGGTCAAGCTCGGATTGCCGCCGTGCATTCCGCTCGGGGACGGCGCCATGTGGCCGCCGCTCGGTGCGGGTGCCGGTGCACCGTTCGGCGCGGGAAGCGCCGCGATCGCCGCCGGGTTGAGATGAATGCCGGCCTTCTCGGCCAACTGCGCCTGTCCGTCGGGCGGCAGGTCCTTGAAGTTGATGCTTTCCGATGGCGGCTTGGGCGGCGGTGGACCCTGCGGCTGCTGAAGCTTCTGCAGGCGCTCGATCCACTCGTCCTTGCGCGGCATCGACGACATGCCGATGATGAGGTCCGCGAACTGCGGCAACTGGTTGCCGAGCACCGGCCCGATCTTTTCGAGAAGCTGCATCATCTCCTCGAACTGCGCGTTGGCGAAGGTCGCGGAGAGCGGCTGCTCGTCTACTTTGGTCGCGTATTTCCCGAGCGTAATGTCGTTGATGATGCGCTTGCCGCCGCTCGTCGGGTCGGACAGCATCTGGTTGATAGCGACTTGGTCATCTTTCCCGTCGTCGCCGGTGATCCGGTAGATGCGGGCTTCCGTGTAGTAATTCTGGAAAATGTAAAGGTGGCGATGCCCGAGCAACATCTTCGAGCGGCGCAGGTTGTTCATGTACATTTGGACCGAGACGACGGCCTGGCGCTGGCGCGCGAGTGTCGCGCGGCCCGAGGCGCCGGAGGCATCCACTTCGCCCAGCGCGCTTTCGTTCACGCCGGAAATGCGGCGCACATCGTCGTCGGCCGCGCGTTCCAGCTTCTCGTAGGCGATGGATGGCTGCGAGGCCCCAATCTGGGTCGGGGCGGGGGTGCCCTTCCTGTGCTTGACGGTCACGCCAGGCATTGAACCGAATTTCTTGAGGTTCCTCTCCTGAACAGGATCGAGGGACTCCTCCTCCCACATCCAGCCGCCGTTCGCGGTCTTTGCTTCAATCTCGATGCGCGCGTTGCGGCTCTTGTTCTTCTCTTTGTTCGGGTCGATCAGATCCTCGACCATGCCGCGCGTTACGCCGCGGCGGAAGTAAGGGAAATACCCGGTCTTGGTGAAAGCGTCGTAGTAGGACGGCGCGTCGTACAAATTGATGTCGCCCGCGATCGTGGTGAACTGGATGCGTTCGACCATGCGGCGCTCAACGCGCAGCGGGTTCTTCATCTGCTCGCCCCAGAGCAATGCTTTCTGGATGCGGTCCTTGTCCCAGCTCTCCGGCACGACTTCCTTGTCGCCGGTCTCAAGGTCGATGATGACGTTGCGCGGCTCGCGAACCTTGTGCTGGCATTCGATCAGGCGGATCGTCTTGCGGTGCGTATCGACGAAGTAGCCCATCGCGCCGTAGAAGTTATCCCAGAACGTGGTTGCGTCCTCGCGCTGGCCGAAGTAGCGCGACGGGGAAATCTCGTCGTTGACGAAGGCGTGGCCAGAGATCGGCGAAACCGGCGTCTGCCCCATCGTGAACGGTCGGATCAGGTCGGCGACCCGCTTGCCCAGCCCGGCCTCGATTTCGTCGATCGACACCATCTTAGACTCGATGATGTAGCCGGCCGACTCATTGAGGTCATAGGTGTCGGCATCGGGATCGGGATAGATGCAGAACGGGTCCGACGCCGTGGTCTTGATCTCGCCGAGGTCGTTCTTCTCGAAGTCGAGCCGCGTGTCGTACCAGCCGCGCCCCGTGGCGAGCCCGTCGAGAAACACCTCCACGTCCACGAAGTCGAGCATCGAACCGTCGGCAACCGCCTTCTCCAGCTTGCTCAGCGCATCGGCGACGCTATCGGTGGAGCGGTTATCCTGCCCCGGCTTGTGCGTGATGTCGGTGCGGTTGTTGCCCTGGTAGCCGAGTATCAGCCGCACGATCGGCGCGATGATGTTGAATTTGAAGTGCGGACGCCCTTCCGCCTTCAGCTTGGCGAGCTGCGTTGCAGTGTAGTGCCGCCCTTCCAGAAAGTCGTAGCATTCCTTCGCCGGCGTTGCCCAAGCCTCCTGCGCCCATAGCGCGCGCTGCCAGCGCTCCGCGTGCAGCAGAACCTTTTGCGGGTCCTGATTGGGCAGTTTGTTGAGGGCGACCGGGCCGAATTTCATGTCACGGGCCGATGCCCAAGCCCCGGGAGGCCACGATCATTCCTCTGTCCACTCAATGTCGCAGTCAAAGGATGCGCCGGTATAAGAAGCCGTTGAGATATTCAGTTGGAAAAACTCGCCAGTTCCGCGCAAAACGAATGTCTGACTGTTTCTCGTGCCGAAATCGATGGTGTAAGGAACGACTGGCACAGTGGCCGACGCCGCCTGCGCTCGCCCGTATGCGACACGGGTTGCACTCGCAGCGAGGACCGATGTCGTGTACGCAGTCACGACTGCGGTTGCGGTGGCATTATTCGAATCAAGTTTGGATATTGCGGTCGTTATCGTCCCAGCGGGGGTTGTAACGGCGCCAGTCGCGCGGAATAAAGAACAAATAACCGTCGCCGAGGTCGTCAGCGCCCCCGAGAATGCGACTTTGGTAATGCGGACGGTTTTTGTCCCCGAACCCTGCAACTGCAAGAACACGCCATCGGCGGTCATGACCACAGTGCTGGTGCCTGAACGGTAGGTTGCCTTGCCGCCCTCTGTGTTGACGCGCAACGCGCCGAAGCTGTCGTAGACCAAGGTCCCGACCGCGGTGATGAGCGTGGTCAGCCGCTGCGCGATGCGCTGCAAACGTCCGTTGAGGCCGCTTGATGCTGTATCGGTCGCCGGTGCCGTCTCAGTCACCGGCCCATGAATTGTATCGTCGGTCGCTTGCACGACGCGCTCGGCATTCGCTGCGGTGCCAGCGCCCAGGCTGTTGGCAAAGAACGTCACCAGCCCACGCAGGTATTGCTGCATGGTGCCGTTTGCATCGGTGATGACCTTGACGCCGGTGGTGGCGCCGAGAGCTGCGACGGCAGGATCGTCGCTGGCGAGAGTGACGCGTTGCACGGTCGCGCCAACGGCTCCCGCTCCCGCAGCGACGCCGTCCTGTCCGGTGATCGGCGCAACCGAGTTCGTCGTTCCCGGTGTCGTCCGGTCAGTCGTGACCTTGCCGATGACGTTGGCGCCGGCTTCTGCGATGACCCGCAGATAACCCCCAAGCGTCAGGGAAAGCCGGTGAAGCTTCCCCTCGACGTAAGTCGGATCGGCTGCGGTGGCGACACCGAACGAAGAACGGCCGCCGGTGTCTTCCGCAGCGCTTTGACCTTCAGCAGCCATGGCCGGTGCTCCAAATGAAAAGGCCGCCCGAAGGCGGCCGTGTCACGCTTGACAGGGTGACGGTTACGCCGCGACGCCCTTGAGCACGACGAAGTTGAGGACGAGCGCCTCACCGAGCGACCCGGCCGTCAGGTTCGAGACCGTGATTTCGCAGGAGCCGGCCGCTACTGCGGTCACGCACACGTCATAGGCTGCGCTGGTGCCGCCGGTGGCGACGCAGACCGCCACAACGTCGGTCGCAGCAATCGCGGTGTTAGTGAGCGTGAACGCAACCTCTGCACCCGCACCAAGCGCGGCGTTGTTCATAGTGATCTGGCCGGTCACCTTGCTGAGCGTGACGCCGGTCGACTTGTTGGTGGCCTGGGTGATCGTTCCACCTGCGCCGGTGGCGTAGCCGATGCCAGCGGTGGCGCTGGATGACTTGACGAGGCCGGAGCTGGTCAGGCTCGTGGGAGTGCTTGCTCCGGTGGAGATAGCCCCGCTCGTGGTGACTGTGCCGGCGCCGAGATTGATGTTGCCGCTCGAATCGGTCGTGACCGCCTTGCTCGCCTCGGCGGTGCCGTCCGTGGACGGAAACAGCGCGTCGAGGATATTCTTGTGATTGACGTGCCAGGCCGAGCCGAACAGCGCGTCGAGTGTGGTGCGGAAGCTCATGGGTCTCTCCTATGGGGTCTTGGTGGGATCAAGCGGTTTGGAAGTCGCGATCAAACGCGACCGCGCGCGGCGATCGTGATCAGGTCAGGAAGCAGGGAAGTAAGATTTAGGGGTTTGCGAACTCGCCGAAGTGCTGTTCGGCCGCTCTCACGTACTCGACGCGAGCCTTTTCGCGAGTTTCAAAGAGACCCAGATGACGCTGCTTGCCGTTCACGGAAATTGCTGCACCCCATCGACCAGTTCCGCGATGGAAGCTGACACCCTTCATTCCGCTCGTATTGTTACGATACAGACGGGTGTTCCCGTTATTCTGGCCCTTTGTGGCCAGCCTCAGGTTCGCGGCGCTGTTGTCGGTGCCGTCGTGGTTACGGTGATCGGGCCAATAGCCATCGGGAATGGAGCCGTGCATCCATATCCACGCCAGTTGGTGACCGTAGTACCGACAGTCCGCAAGACCGATTTGAATGTAGTCGCTACTGCGCTTGCCCGCCTTCTTCAGGACGCGGCCAGCAGGTTTACCGGCCCACCTAGCATTCCACTGCACGGGGACGTTCTGGCGCTCCCGCCAGAGCATAAATCCAGTCGCAGGATCGTAGTCGAGCGCCTCGCGGACTTCATTTTGCGACGGGAATTTTCGGCGAATGCCCATGCGAGAAGTATCGCAGAAAGCTAGGCAGTTTGGAAGTCTCGCTCGACCTCATCATCCAAATCTCGAAGCCATTTCGGCATTCCTTCATCGTCCGGCTGCGGTTTCACGATGCCGAGCGCCGGGTCGAGGATGCGCGCCATGCAGTCGAGCCCGTCGTCGTGCGCCGAAACCGGGAACGCCTCGTATTCCTCGGTGACGAAGGTGCGCACCACGTCGGTTTGCAGGCCTTCCTGCGTCAGGTGCACGATGCCGTTCGCCGGCAGGAACATGCGGCCCTGCTCGAAGACGGGAACGAGGCTCTTAATGCGGTCGGGCTTGCCGATCTGGCCGCCCAGCGGCGTGATGGTGAAACGATAGTTTTCTTCGCCCATCACATGCTCCATGTGCTCGATGTCGGCCTGGAGCCCGTATTCCTCGTAGCCGACCACCCGCGGACGCCAGCGGCGGTGCAGCGTGAACAGCCATTTGGTGCGCTGGGTCAAATTGAGCCGGTCGCGTACGCCGTCGACCACGTAGTAATTGCCGTCGCCGCCGACGCCGATCACCCACATCGAGGTGAAGTCGTTCTTTCTTTGCTTGGCCTTCTTGCCCGACGCCGGATCGACGAGGAGATAGAGGTTGAGGCCGGTGGTGTTCTTGTTCGGCCAGTATTTGAGCCATTCGGACCGGAAGCCCTGCGCCGTGTCGGCGCGCGGATTGAGCAGCATCTGCGCTCCGAATGTGTAGGGACCCTGCAGCCGGCGCTTCTCTGCGAGGAATTCCGGGGTGCGCAGCACCGCTTTGCTGAAATCCTCTGAGCCGTCCGACGTGCAGGCGTAGGTTCGGGCCGGGATGCCGCGAGCGATCATCGCCGAATAGGTGTCGAACAGGTGGTAGCGCGTGCCGATGTAGCGGACCCATCCGCCTTCGGTGCCGAGATTGAGCGAGAGCTCCCAAGCCGCGGTGGTCTTCGGGATCATGTCGGTCGTGACGCTGCGATCCGTCACCACGTCGTCGTAAACGCAGATGAAATAGTGCATGCCGATCGGCTGGCCATCGACCAGGCCGTGCGCCTCGATCGTCGCTTCCTTTGGGTTCGTCTTGCGGCGGAACACCAGCCCGTCGTCTTCCGACCACTTCGGCGCGGCCTTCGTGATCGCGCCCCACAGCACGTCGGGAAACAGCGCCTGCAGGTCGCGGTTGTTCTCGCATTCCTGTTTGATCTGGCGCAGCGGCTTCTTCGCCTCGGGGCGATTGTAGGAGAAGATGCCGATGGTGACTTCGCGCCCGCCGTAGCGGGCTTCCGGATTCTCGCCGTGGCTCGCAAGGATGTCCTGCAAGGACAGCCCGAAGGTGATGATGAAGCTCTTGTAGTGCTCGCGCGCCCACAGATCGAGAAAGCCGTTCGGCGCCGCCTGCACCTCCCGGCACCTGGCGAACAGCCAGTCGTGGTTGAGGTCCTTTCGCTTGCAGAGAACCGTGAGCAAAAAGAACAGATCGTTGCGGGCGAGCCAGCGCTTAGCCTGGCGCAGGTGCTCCGGGCTTGCCTGCGCGGCCCTTGCGAGCCGGTCGGCGTACCACGCGATCGCCGCGAGGCGCGTTTGCGGCAGCACGATCGGCAGGGACGCCGGCGCCGAAGATCGCTCCGATTTCATCCAGCACCTGCTGCCTCGCCTGCTCGGGGGACTGAGCGGCGGGCGGGATCAGCGGCGGGGCGGTCTCGTCGGCGCCAATCCTCATCCGATCGCCGTATTTCTTCGGGGCGAGCTTCCCGGTGAGCCACTTGCGCGCGTCCACCCGCAGCTTCGAGCGGCTGATGTGCTCGTGGTCGACTATCTGGACGGTCGACCCCTCGTCGCCGAGCTGCTTCTCGATGAAGTCGCCGCTGGTTTCGTCCGCGATGTCGAGGATTTCCTCGGCCAGCGCGTCAGCCTGGGCCTCTCTCGCGCGCGCGTATTGGTCGCGAAAGGCCTCATGGGCGGCAAGCCAGCGGAAGACTGTCGCCTTGTCCGGCATCTCATGGGCGGTGCAAATCGTGCGCAGGCTTTCCCCGCTGGCGATCCGGTCGCAGATAGCGAGTGCAATCTCCGGCGTGTAATCACTGGGGCGGCCGATCTTGGCCGGTGCTGTTGCATCGCCTGCGGTCTCGAGCTGCTCCTGCGGTTCCTTCATGCCGGAATGGTCCCAGGCTCGACACCGGTCTCCTCAGCGAGGGTCAGCTCGTCAAGCGCGCGGCGGTTGGTAACGCCGGCGCAGCGGGCGAGCATCATGCGATCCCGCCATTCAGCGAGGTAAGCAGCGCGGGCCCGGCGGGCGCCGGGCGGCAGGATGATGGTCTCGGCCGGTCGGGTGAACCCCTGCTTCATTCGCCGTCTTCCTCGCGCGCGGATAGCTGAGCGAGGAAGCCGACGGCGTTCAGATTGTTCTGCTGATCCTGCAAGCGAGGTATCACCGACCCCTTATCAGGGACGCGCCAGATAGGTCGGCCGATTACCCGCTCCGACCGGATTGGCCGACCGCTCGGATGAACTCGCGATGCCATCAACCCCAACACCTTCGCGCGTGCCTAATCTCAGCGCTGGTGCGCTTTTGGACTTCCCGCGGGGCGATGCCCTTCACTTTGTCGAGCAGCAGCCCGATGCGGCGTACCGCGTCGCTCTTGTCCTCGTGGAACAGATGCGGCTGGCCACCCATCGGCGGGCGGATGCGCTGCACGTCGTCGCGGATCGTCTTCAATTCTGATTCGAGGTCGTTTTGGCTGATCACAGCGGCGGGTCCCGGCGGATGTCGATGCAACGCAGTCCGAACCTTCGCAACATGGATTTCAGCAGCCAGCGCAGCGCCCGAATTTCGTCGACGCCAGGCTCGCCGCGCACCGAGAGCTTGTAGACCGGACGGTCGGCCGCGCTCGGATGGTCATGCGGCGCATCGCTAAACCGACCCTCAGGCTCACACGCCAGATCGCCGTCGTCCGCCAGCGTCGTGCGAACACGACCGCTCATGGCCGGATCTCCAGATCGACGGTGCGGCCGGGCCAAAGCGGAATCGGGTAAGGCCCGACGCGCACCAACCCGTGGAGCGGGTTATAGTGCCGGAGTGGACTCGAAAGGTTGCTGATATCTTAAGGGCTTATCGGAAGTTGCTCGCTCGGTCTATGAGCTTGCCGGGCCGGATTTCTCCTCGCCCGGGCCGACGATGGCTTCGCGCTCGTCGTCTTCCTCGAGATGACGGGTGCGGCGGCGGGGCGCGGCGGCAGGCTTGGCCCGGCGGCGCTCGGTCCGCAGCACCGGCAGGACGGTGACGGTTCCCGGCTCGGCGAATTGTTCTCCCGGGCCCGGGATGCGGATGCGTCCGCCGTGGGGTTCGGCCCAGATGTCGATGACGTTGGCGGACATCGGGCGCGCTCCAGAACGCGAAAGGCCCGCACATCGCGGGCCTCGCTACGCAGAACTTGAATTGACGGTCAGCGCTTGGTCTTGGTCCGCGCCATCGTCTTCGTTTTCGTGCGCGCGGTCTTGCGCTTTGTCGCCTTGGTTTTCTTCGTAGCCATGATGGCCTCCTGTGTCGCGCTGCAAATCAGCGCGTGCGGAGGGAATCACGGTTCGCTGAATCGCGCAACGTCGGCGAGCTGCTGGCGGCGTTCGAACCGCTCGCGCGCGGAGAGCAATGAAGCCGTCCAGCGGATGAGATCGGGATCGTTGCCGAAGGGCTTCACGATGTCGCGGGCTTCTTCGCAAGGGCGCGGCGCATCGGACATGCGGCGAGCCTCCGAACATGCAAAACCCGGCGCGGATTTCTCCGGCCGGGTCGCAGTAAGACGGCTCTCTGTATAGTCAATATCTCAGGTATCGGCAAGCGCCAATTCGCGGCGCGCGGGTTTAAGGTTAGCCGATTGCACTTGTGCCCGCAGAATGCGGGTTTTCGGCTCGTCATCGTATGCCCATGGCTCCGCCGCGGCGCGGGGCGGCCGCGCGCGGTGGTCCCGCAAATCCCAATTCTCAAGTATCATGGTCACCCGGCACAGCCCGGCGCGCCATGCCGCGTACTCTGCGCGCGCGAATGCGATTTCGGCGCCGAGCGGCTCGAGCCGGAGCGGACAGCGGGCGCCCGGCCCATAGCGGCGGCCCGCTGTCAGTCCATCGATCAGCGTCACGCCGTCATCGTCGAGAAATTGGACGCGCGCTTTGTTGTTCTTAGAATTGATGCGCAGAAGTTTGGGCTCGCCCAGATCCCATTGCGGCCGGGTGCCCATGCGGGCATGCATCGCGACCAGCGCGCCGGCCTGAAACGACAGATAGGTCAGCGCGGGGTCGTTGAGATCGACGTAGGGCGCGAGGTGGCCCATCAAAGGCTCGCGCGAGGCCGCCCAGTCGAGCCCGACGTCTTCCAATCGGCCTACGGCGCTTTCCGCCAAGATCGCGTCGGGGTGTGGCTCATCGCCCATGGCCATGGGCAGTCCTGGTTCGCGCGACCAATCGACTGACGTGCCGAGCGCGGCGCTGCGAAACATCGGCGAGATCGAAGCCCATCCGGGAGAGGCTAGCGAGTCGCCGCGGTAGCCCTTCGGCAGTTCGTCGCGATACGCCCAGCGCAGCAGGTCTTCAACGTCGATGTCTGATCGTGTCACCAACATCGATCTCCACGGCGGACGGCGCTGCGCGAACAGCCCCGGCATAACCCCGCGATCATGTTCAGGTGGTTAAGGCCGGATTTCCCGGACCTGAGCAAAACAGCGCAGAACGGATCGCATGCCCGTGTCATGACCGGGCGCAGGAGGTCGGCAGATCGGCCCAAGAGATGCGCGGCCCGGAATCAGGATGGCTCCTGTGGAGGCAGGGGTTTCAAGTGTCCTGACCCCGGGCCGTGCGGCGCGCGGGGACGCGCTTTGGTGGATTTGTGATTGAGCGCGGGCTCAGGTCAAGAGTTTGGAGAGCGTCGCCCGCGGCACCCAGAATGTCTTCCGCAACCGCGGCCCTTCGATCAATACCTGGACGTCGCTGCCGCCGTCGATCAGCGCTCGAGCGCGGATATTGACGAGATCGCCCTCGCGGAAATCTTCCGCGGCCGCATGCGAAAAGGACGCGCCTGGCGCCCCTCGTGTTCTATCGACCATTCCGACGGCTCCCGCCGTTCGATGGCCTCCTGTAGAGCCCAAATTCCCCGGAAAACGCTTAATTGCGGTATTATATCGCAAATTTTCCTTTCAAGATTGTGACCCGGGTTAAGACCGCTCGAGCTTGGCGATGGTGGAGCGCGGCGCCCAGAATGTCTGACGCTGTCCGGGCCCCTCGATCAAGCACTGCACGTCGGAGCCGGCGTCGACCACTATTTTGGCCCGCAAGCACACGATGTCGCCTTCGTGGAACATAAATCCCACCACCTCGTCCGGGTGGCATTCGGCGCGATACACAAGCCAGCCGGTGCCGTCGTGCTCGGCATAATAGGTGACGGACCATAGGCGCCTGTTGCGCTCGAACGTGCGCGTGGTGATCTGGCCTGGTTCGTAGTGGGGGATCGACGATGGGGGTCAGGAACTCGTCCGCCGAGATGTCAGCGTCCGCTCCTGTCTGTTTCTGTCCCACATCAATGCTCGCCCCAAAGCGACGGCACTATGGCTGATTTTCCTGGGGAAATCTAGAGTTGCGTCAACCCTATGCGGCGGAACTCTCGCGCATCGCCTCAAGCCGTTCCCTGACCTCACACCGCAGGCCGAAGACATAGAGTTCCATCCGCGCCCGGAACCTCTCGCCCATGTGCAGTGTGCGCGGCCCGACGCGCCGGCACTCGTCCGGTCCGACCGGTGCCGGGAACGTCACCCAATAGGTGAACAGCCGCGCCCAGGGCGAAAGCGCAATCGGCCGCGACGTGTAGACCTCCACCGGCCAGCAGTAATGATGGACGTAGTAGGCCGCGACGTTGGGGTCGAGGATGGGTTCGGAGGGGATCATCATGCACCGAGCCATCCGATCGGCGGCATGCGCTTTCGCAGCAACAAGACGCGATCGCGGATTTCGTTTAGCTCGTCTTGGGTGGTGACGGCATCAATCTCCCGCCTGAGCGCGAGCGTATAGGTCTCGATCCAGTCTTGGCCGAAGCCTTGGTCGCACATGAAGCGGCGCGCACTAAACACGATGATCTTCCCGAACACGCGCCGATGGTTACGAAACGCGCGGCGCGCTGGCGCCTCTCGCTTGGCCTGCGCAAATAGGTCGCGCGCCGCGCGTTTGCGGGTGGGGATCATCGCCCACCCGCTCACACCCATCGGCCCGGACGGGAGCATTACACCGCCCGCTCGCGCCGCCGCGCCAAATCTTCCTGCACGCGCCGCACCGACGTGCCGTGCTCGATTGAGCGCGCGATCCGTGCCGCCGCTTCATCGATCACCTTCGCGGGGTCGCCATGCGCCGCGGTAGGACGTGCACCGATGGGCCTGCCGAGCTTGGCTGCGATCTCTTCAGCGGTGAGTTTCGGCTCGGGCGGCGGCTGGATCTTCGCGCGCAATATCGCTTCGGTCTCCCGCAGACGCAGGCGATACATCGCGGCGCGCAACGCGACGACCTTCGCAAATTCCGGTTCGGTCGGCGGGAAGCTGGGATTGAGCCCGGCCTTGTTGCCGCGCACCAAACCGCAGGCCTCGACGATCGCCCAATGCGGCTCCTCGCGCACCGTCCAGAGGTAGGATGCCGCGATCATGCCGGCGGCTTCCTCGTCGTGCCGCTGCATCGACGGATAGGCGCCCAGCATCCCTTCGATTTCGTCGAGCAGGACATCGCGGCTCGCTACCGGCGCGGGCGCCACCGCTGCGCTCAATGCGGATACGCGGCGTACCAGCGCTGCATGTTCCTCCGGTTCAAGCGCGCGACGTAATTCCGGGTCACCGCGGTCATCGTCGGTGCGGCCGCGCCAGAACGCCACCAGCCGGTCCGGCAAGTCGCGATCGACGGCGCGGTCCAAAAGCGGCGGAAGGTCACCCCGTACCGTGATCGGAACGATGGCTTTGCTCGCGGAACCGAGCGACCCGACTACGCGCAAAACCGCCTGCCCTATGCCCATTTCCATTGTTTGTTCCTCTCGAAATTGCCGGTTGATCGCTCCAGCGGTCCTGCCGCAAAAATGTTCCTGGGTTGCACCACGGCCGGTCATCGGTTTTTGCGACATAGCGATCGAGTCCGGCCATCAATTCAGTAAAACCGACGCGCCCCCGCGCGCCGTCGAACGCCTTCACGGCATCGCGTTTCCCAACCTTGTGCGGATACCGGGACCAGAACTGATCGAAGGCGCCGCGCGGCCATGCGCTCTCGCGCGTAGCCTCTACTTCCTCATCTTCGGAAAATAGAGTTGACGAAGGAGTAGAGGCTAAGAGACTAGAGGGAGCCTTTTGTGTACCCTTAAGGGGTCCTAAAATTTCACTGATTTTTCCGATACCTACAGGATCAATGAAAAACCACTCACCAGATCGTCGACACGATAGAGAGCTATGAACGTGCGCCTCCGATGCGCCCATATTCTCTACTGCCCAGGTAGCGACAACCTTTAGATTTTGACCTGGATACTGTACTGAAATCTTTCGGAGGCGCTTCATCGGGTTTATGCTAATCCCGATCTTGTAGGCACCGTCGATGCGTGGGCCAACGACGTAAACGAACCCAGGCTTATCGTATCCCGAAGACAGCTTTGGATTTCCGCCTTTGGCGCCAAACTTTCGAGCTTCCGCCATTTTCCGGGCATCACGCACCATGCGACGCGAATAAATGCGCTGCTGGCGGTCGCGGGAAAACACGCCGTTTCGGTCTAGCTCGCCTAACAGGGAAGCGATCTCAGATTCGGCCCCGCCGATGACACGGGCGAGACCGGGTATGTCGAGACCTTTGCCTGCTACCGCGACGTAGCCGATCGGGTCGTGTGATGCCGCAACGCACAGCATACGCATCCACAAGCCCTGTGCTGCGAATGAGCACAGGCGTAGCGCTGGGTCGGTTTCCCAGTCGCTCCAAAAGAATTTACTCCAGTGCAGGCCGCTCACGATTACGCGCCTCTTGTTCTTTATGGTTTTTCTTGAGCACGCAGGTACCGACGCGGGGACAAATTCAGGTCAGAGAACGCGACACGAAAACTTCACGTGGCAACTATGCCGCACGCTCCTCGTTGTCCGGCTGGCTCATCCCCGCACAGGCTCCGCGGGCTTGCACTCGCACATCCAAGTGACGAGGACGCTGTAGAAATCGTGATGCGCTGGCGCTGCTACAGCTGCCGGACACCAGCCTAGACGGAGGAAGTCGAGAGCGTGTTCGTGGGCGGCGTAGCGGAAGATGCGGATGGTCACAGCATGGTCTCCTGTTTGGCAGGAAGCGGTCTGTCGATGAACATATCCGGCGCGTCTAGCGCGGCCTGTATGCGGCGGCAGGCGATGTCGAAATACTTCGGCTCTATCTCGATACCGATGAACTTCCGCCCGAGCTTCACGGCCGCAACGCCTGTAGTGCCGGAGCCCATGAAGGGATCGAGGATTAAATCGCCGCGTTCTGTCGAGACGTTTAATAGTGGTTGGATCGTCGCGAGTGGTTTTTGCGTCGGATGGTCGACCTTGCCGGGTTGTCCATATCGAAACGAATCCGAGTCGATAACGTTATTGAACATGCCATCAGCGAAGTGACGGCCGGGCTTATAACCGTAGAGGCACAGTTCGGCGCCGCTCTGCCATCCACTGCGTGGGGGCGCGGGCGCTGGGCACAGCTTCCGCCAGATTAGGAAGCGCGTCGAATATCCACCCGCCTCTAGTAGCTCGGTGAGCGGGCCAAATTGCCGATGCCCACACCAGCAATAGACCGACAACGGCTCGAGCTCGAGGCCGAGCCGAATTGACTCAACAACCGCGGCCGTCATCGCAGGCCAGTCGGTATCTCCGGCGAAAAACGACAACGAGCGCGTGCCCTTGTTGCCGATGCGTGTGAACGATCCAGAAGCACCAGCAAGCGAGACTGAATACGGCGGATCAGTCACCACGGCATCGACCTTGCCGAGAGTCGGGAGCACTTCGCGACAATCGCCGAGATACAGCGTGACGCCTTCGGCTAGGTGCTCGACCCGGCTCATTTCGGCCCCGTGATAGGCTTGTCGTAATAATCGAATCCCATAACGTCTCGCCGACGCTGGTTCATCGCTTCGCGCCGCGCGCCGCGCTTTAGAATGTTGCACGTCACGAAAACTAGCCGCCGATCGAGCTCGCTGTGGCCTCTGTGTTCTTTCTTCGCGGCCTCGATGCGCTTGCGCAGTGCGAAAGGATCATCGCGGTATTTCGGGAGCGGGGTCATGATCGACCCCGCAGCTCGGCGCGAGTGAGTGCGCGCGGCGAGCGGTAGGCGATGAAACAATGATCGTGGCAGTACGGCACTGTCTCGGCTTTCGGCGCGCCGCAGAAAAACACCCGTGGCGCCTCGCCCTGCGGCCAGTGGCAGACCAGATCGGTGAGATCGATGATTTCGAAATGACCGAGTTGCGGGCGGGCGCGCAGCGTTGAACGCGCGATAAGCCGGTCGCGGAATCCGCTGCGCTCTCTGTGGGCTCTGGCGTATCCGGAAAGCTTGGCGCGTGGCCGTTCTGGCCCATTGTCGATGCCAGGCAGCGGCGGCGGAACGATCATCGGCCGCTCGCAGGCCTCCGGCGCCGACGTGAATTCCATGTCGCGTTCCATCCCCGAGGCGACGGCATCGCGCATCAGATCAGCAAAACGGGCCGTCGCTTCGGTGAACTGCGCAGCCTCGACTTCCGGCGCGCTGTCGCGTTCTTGTTTCAGCATGATCAGCCATCCTTGGTGGGTGAGCCGACAACGCCGAGCTTTTTAATCTCGGCTTCGATAATCCGTTTTGCCGCACTTATGATTAGGCGACCGGTTTCGTCGTCCACGACAATTCCATGATCCGGCTGCACGATTTCGCCCCCGCATTCCTGCTCAATTTCGCCAACGTCCAGTGAGAGGCCGCAGCGGTTGACCTTGAACGCCTCGTCGAAATCACCCCAATCCTCCAAGGCCCTACCGAGCCGCGCGGCACGCTGTAGGTTTGCCATTTTCATATTTTCCCGCTCTTCCCGGCTTGCCGCCCGCGTCATGACCCGCTCACCAGCAGATAGATCACCCACGCCGCGATGCCGCCCATGGCACCGATCGCACAGAGCGCGGCGATGCCGGCGAGGATCAATGCGCCGCGCCAGATCGAGCGCAGCAGGTGCCGGGGCGAGGATGTGGGGAGAGCGATCATGCAGCGGACTCGGAGGCGGCGCTCACGGCTGGCTGGTTGAGGACGGCGCGCCCGGCTCACGGCGCATGAACGGCGGGATTTCAAGATCGTCGGCCCCGCCCGGCGTGTCAGCGACCTGACTGTTGATCGGGTGCTCCGGGCGGGGCCGATCATCGCCGTCTACGCGGTTCGGCGATGATCTGAGTTTGTCGGCCTCACCCGGTGGAGTAGCAGTTCGGGTTGCGGATTCCGGATGAGGCCGGTCACCGCCGGGCGAAAGCGTTGGCGGTGAAGGTGGGTGATCGGTTCCGGCGCGGTCCCAAGCCTGCGTCACCGCAGGCTCACTCTCTCCCGAGGGTAGAGAGCCCAAGAAAGACCGCGCCGAACTGGTTGTTTCGCTCGACTGCGCCGGCGTCGCCTTCATCGGCGCGGGGCATCTGCCGCCCTCACCGAACAGGTGCAGCGATTCCGTGCGCCGGTTGCCGAACGTAGCGGCGGCCCAATCCCATGTGGCGAGCGCGTCGGCGCGGTTATCGTCGCGGCTCTCGCGCGGCATGTAGCCGAGCAGGTGGCAGCGCTGCACCACGGCGGCTTTGGTCGCGGCGCGGTTGCCGTAGTTGGCGCGCCCCACAAAATGCTTGCGCACGGTGGCGTCGGCGATCTCCTCGAATGGGATGGCGAAACGCTCGCAGACACCCTCGACGATGCCATGCATCGCGTGGGTTACGCGCACAGTGAAGGCGGCGTTGCCCAAGGTTTTGTATGCCTGGAGCGGCAGCGGTGCCTCCTTCACGACCAGCGCGGGCTTGGCACGGCGAAATTCATCGTCGAGCCACGCCATGAGATTCCCGAACGCCACACTGCGGTGCTCGGTCGGCTTCTTGAGAACGACCGTCCCGCTCGCGGGCAACGCGCCGACTTCGCCAAAGGCGAATCCGGTGTGCACCCCGAGATCGAGCGCGAAGATCGTTCCCTTGAAAGCCACGGCGTTAGGCCGCCGCGTGCGTGGACGGCTGGTCGCCGACGGGCGGCGGCAACATGTCCTTGGCGACATCGCCGAGCTTCTTGAAGCCTCCCGCGCGCGTGACGTTGAGCGCGGTGCGGCCGGCGTTGAAGCCCGCAAGCCAGCGTTGCGCGGGCTTCTCGGAAAGATGCGACGGCGGCTTGGCCGGTTCATCCTGCATCGCGGCCCGTTTGCCGTCCTCGTAGATCGCATCGTTGCTGGCCTGCTCGCTGAACATGCCAAGCTGCACGCCGACGCCATTCCACTTCGCGATCTCGACCTGCTCAGCCATGGACGCCTGAAATGCCTGCTGGCCGTCCTCGGTGCGTAGCGCGAGGGTGAGCTCGAGAGCTTTGATCGAACCGCCCTCCTCCTTGATCCGGTCCTTGATCTTCTTGTGCGCCTTCTTGGCGTCATTCTCGTTGAGGAGCGAGGCCTCGAACTCCTTCACATGGCGGAAGTGGAGCGCCTGGCGCTCATCATCGCGCAGGCCGAGGCCACCTTTCGGGCGGCGCCCGCCCTTCCCTTTTGTCCCGGACTTCTCTTTGGCGTGGCCATTCTTCGCCTTGCCGTTGCCGTTTGGTTTCTTGCTCATGGTTGCCTCTCTGTTGACGTTGCCCGCACGCGGCTACTCGAAACGTTCGATGTCCGCCCTACCCCGTCGCCTGAATGCCGGATGGAGCGGCCGGAACCGGCTGCCCCGCGACAATCGCCGCCATGGATGGCCTGGACAACTCATACCCAAGCTGCTTCCGGTTGATCACCGTGATTCCGTACCGCGCCACCTTCTTGCGCAGGTAGTGCAGCACGACCTTGACCGGGCGGCCGGTCTGTCCCTGCCGGTGGGGCTGGATCGCGGCGTCGAGCTCGTCGGTCGTGACGTATTTATCGGCGTGGGCGAGGCGCGACAGCAGCGCAGTCTCCATCGGGGAGAGCTTCCACGCGGCGGGGAATGTGAGGGTCATGGCGCGTTCCTATCGGCGCCGCGCGCCCCGCAAATGATCGTGCACGGCCTCAATCGACGGCCGGTGGAAATCGGGATCGCTGATCGCGAGGCTGCTTTCGAGTTGCGCGAGCCGCGCCCAAAGCTGTTGCAGTTCGCAGCGGCGTTCCGCGCGCCGCTTGTGGTCGAGCGCAAGCGCGACGGCGGCGATCTCAGCAACGTCGACGCCGCGCGCCTTGCCGTACCAGATGTTGAAAACGCGCCAGTGGCCGAGGCCTGCCGACCTTGCGGCGCGCTCGATCGCGACGGTGATCTTTTCACCGCGCTCGATTGGGCTGGCGAGTTCACGAAGATCATCCGCTAAGTCCTTGACCGGGTTGCCACCAATAGAAATGGCGGCGTCGCCAACGGAATTGCGTCGAACTGAACGCATGGATACGCCCTCACGCACCGCACACACGGATCACTGGATCTTGCTCGGCAGCACGCACGCGGTCGGCGAACTAAACGCGGGCCTGCACAAGGCCGCGCGGAAAAACTCAGCCAGGTACTCCTTCGCCGCGACAGAACGTAGCGAGGGGGAGAAAATCATCGGCGGTCGGCGCCGGAACGGACGGATCGGCGATGCGTCGCAGCAAGGTCTCGAGGTCGGCGGCATTGAGGATGCGCGCGCCGGTATCGAGCACGTAGACGCGCACGCGCACGCCGGCGAGCGCGAAGCGGCCCCGCCAGATCGTGGCGGGAAATTCTGAGATCGGAATGCCCTGAGGCTGGCGGGCCCCCTCGCCTGTCTTGGCGGTAGTGCCGCCGGAGCCGGACGTATCGCGTTCAAAGGCTCCGGCGGCAGGTCCGCAGCATGGGTGTTCGTGCGTGGCGAGATTGGCGAGGCCTGCGGTCATGCGGAAACTCCCGCGAGCCGACCGGCGCCGCCGTGAAGCCGGTCGGTTCGCGCTACCATCGGAGTGGTGAGACAACCGATGGAGAGGAAAATGCACGAGGAAGACACGCCGGCGCTCGCGATGGTGACATTCGCGATGCTGCAAGAGTTCTTCGTCAAGATCGAAGCGATGGGCCTCATGACGGATGAGCAGATCATCGGGGTTTGCTCCCGGGCCGCTTCGGGGCTGGTCGCCGACGCGAAGGCCGCGCCACAGGACGAGTTGTTGCAGCAGGCCGCGGCGATGGGCGATTTTTGCGCGAAGGCGATACGGGCGAAGCTTGGTCCCCGGCCCGCTGGATTACCGCAGTGATCCATTTGCGAGCGCCTGGGCGAGGTGCTGCGAGGCCTTGTCCGCTAACGAACACGAAGAAGGCCTTGGCGCGCCAGATGACACCCTCCTCGGGCCCGGCTGCTGCCGTCTGCCCGATGGCGAGCTCGAGACAGCGGAGGCGGAGTTGCTGCCGGGTCATGACGCCGCTCGCACGGGTTCGGGGGTGTCGGGAGCGGTGGGGGGTGACGCCATGTCCGGCCATAGGTCGGGCCGTAATTGCGATTTCGTCACGCGAATATCGGGCGAGGCATCGGCCGTCGCGCGATCAATCGCGAGTGCCGTCTCAGCGTCGATCTGATCTGCGACTTGGAGAAGCCAACTAATTTTAGACTGAGAACAGCCAATCGCGCGCGCCAGCTTGGGTTGCGAGCCGTAGCACCGGACCGCGCGTTGAAGATGCTCTTTCCATTCGGCCATGCCTCTCCTTAACAAAGGCTTGGTCAAATGTCAAACAATGCGTTGTTGGTGACGCGCAATCAATCCGTTGGTAGCGTCATCCCTATGTCTCTCAAGGATAACCTGCTCCGGCTGCGCACCGCAAAGGGCTGGAGCCAAGAGGAATTGGCCCGCAAGGTCGGCGTGCGCCAGAACACCATCGCGGCGATCGAGACCGGAGCAACCTCGAAAACGAAATATTTGGCGGACCTGGCGCGCGCACTCGGCGTCACCGTGGATGAGCTCGACCCGCCGGCCGGCGGTGGACCTGCGCCGGTCATGCAGCCGCCACCGCGATACGGCCCGCGGGATTTCCCGGTCTATTCCTCGGCCGAAGGCGGTCCCGGCGAGGTCATCCGCTCAACCGAGCCAATCGACTGGGTGCCGCGCCCAGCACCCGTAACGCACACCCCGGACGCTTATTGCATGCTGATTTCGGGGGATTCGATGGCCCCGGAATTTCGGCCGGGCGATTCGGCCATCGTGAACCCGAGGCTCCCGATCGTCGCCCAAGAAGTCTATGTTTTCTATAGGGATTTAGACGGAGAGGCCCGCGCCACGATCAAGCAGTTGCGCCGCGCGACCGCTGATTCGTGGCTGGTAACACAGCACAACCCGCCGGCTGGGCAGAAGCCCGACTTCACGCTGCCCCGCCGCGAGTGGCAGTGGGCGCATCGGGTGGTCGGCAAATACTCGCGGCAGTAGCTTAGCTAGGCGTCCATACCGGCCCCAAGGCCGGCGGCGCCTCAGTCGGCTTCATGGTCGTGCACGTAGCAAGGGGTTTGAGGCGCACGGGAAGGCCTTGGCCACCGCATAGAATAGAAATGTTCTCGCGGGCTGGTGCAGCATCTCCGGAAGTCGATGAGCCTCGCGTACAAAAAGCAGGCGTAGCTGCTCGGGATGCATGTCTTTCGGAGCGCACGACCATTCCGGCAACGCGCGGCCATCAAACGCCATTGCATCAAGCCGGCCACCGCACCGAGCGTTATCAAGCTGATCGGAGCTGGCGCAGTCGATAAGCAGCAATGCCGCGCTGGTTTCTCTGCAGGCGCTGTCGTTCGGGTTCTTCGAGCAGAACAACCGGCGCTGCTTCATCTCCTCGGGGCTGCTGAGTGCGGGCTTGAGTTCGTTCCAAAATGCGACTGCTGGCGCCGGCGCAGCCAACGCCAGCATCGCGACCATGGCGGCCGCGGGGGGCTTTTGCATCGCGAACTTGAGCTTAAGAGCAGCTTCTGACGCAGGTGCGCTGGTTTGGCGGCCCCGAGCACGTCGTTGTGCAGGTACGGCCGGCTTGGGCCACCGCCTCAGCGGTAGCGGCGGCAAAGGAAAGTAGCGCGAACGTCAAGATCAACATGCTGCGCATAGAGCGTGCTCCCTAAGTGGCAACGTGCAACCGTCGGGCATTGCAGCAGAAGTCGTCGCGTTCCGCTTAACCAATCTTTTGTTTGACAGCCACCAATATCTTGTTTATATTAGGTCCTCGTACACACGAGGACCGCACCAATGTCCGCCACAGCCCAAACCGCCGACCCCGCCCGTCTCGGCAAGATCACAACGCTCTATCACGGCAAGCACAATCCGAACGGCAAGATGTGTGCGATGGAGGCCGTTGCCTTTGTTGCCGGCGAGCCGTGGTCAGATCATCCGGCCTGTGCGTGTCCGGTGATCGGTGCGTTCATGCGCGCGTGGAACGACGCGCTACCCGACGGTGAACGGACCGCGCTGCTCCTGCCCTTGATACCGAAACTGGTTGGCACTCGCGCGACGAAGAAGATCGAGGAGCGGCGCGCGACAATGGCGGCCGATTGGTACGTCCGCACGTTCACCCCGGCGTGGCTTCGGCTCGCTGGCCTCGGCAAACATGCCGACACACTGGCGGCGTTTCCCGAAATTACAAACTTCGCAAAAACTCCATCCATTCGAGCGGCGCTAGAAGCCGCGCGAGTTGATGCGAGCGCCGCCGAGAGCGCCGCCCGGAGCGCCGCCGAGAGCGCCGCCTGGAGCGCCGCCGAGAGCGCC